GCAATGCTGTGGTCTGTGGCGATGCTAAAGTCCGTGGCTATGCTTCTGTCTGTGGCAATGCTTCTGTCTATGGCAATGCTGATGTATTTGACTATGCTAAGGTTTATAACAATGCTTCTGTCTGTGGCAATGCTTCTGTCTATGGCAATGCTGATGTATTTGACTATGCTAAGGTTTATAACAATGCTAAAGTCTGTGGCAATGCTTCTGTCTTTTGCGATGCTAAGGTCTATGGCAAAGCTGAGGTCCGTGGAGATGCTAAGGTCTATAAAAATAGCGATTACATTGTATTCAAAAATTGGTGGAGCAGTGGACGATATTTCACGTGGACACGTAGTAATAAGATGTGGAAGGTAGGCTGCTTTTATGGCAATGGTGAAGAGCTAATAAAGAAAGCTTATGCTGATAGCGAAGAAAGCGGAAGAGAATACGAACGCGTGGTTAAATACGTGGAGAGCATCCTTGCTGACGAGTTTTAAACAAATAAACTAACAAAATGGAAGTAGAAATCACATCATATATTGAAGATACCGACATTCTTCAGTCTGTTTCAGAATACCAACAATCAAAAGTGCTTGAAAATATATTTGAAGAATGCACTGAAGAGCAACAACAGAGATTTATCAGCAATCTTGATGATTCTTACCTCATAGAAGAATTAGAAAAAAGAGGTTTTACGATAAATAAAAAACGAACAACAATGGATAACAAAGTATTTGACTTTCACGAAATCAAAACCTTTGCAGATGCTTGTGAGAAGTTGGGCATGAAAGAACACCTACTTACTGGCAGTATGGGTGGAGATAGAGAAGCGCAAGGACAAGCACAAGCACTCTACAAATTGTTGATTATCCAAAAGGCTATGAACAATGGCGTTTGGCGTGATAAGGATGGCTGGAGCTATTACCCTTACTGGGTGATCTACTTCAAGGAAGAAATTGAGCGCATGAGTGAGGAGGAGAAGCAGAGAAAGGGTATTAAGCAGCTCCTCTCCTGTGCTCTTGCGCTTTATACGGGGAGTGCGGTTGTCCGCTGTGCGCATGCGCTTATTCGTGGTGCGTATACGGTTACGAATTATGGTTTCCCCTTGTGCTTTAACAGCGAAGAATCAGCACTATATGCAGCAAAACAATTTGAAGATTTGTTCTTTCAATACTACGGAATTAAAGTAAAAGAATAACCTCAAAACAATATGGAAAAGAAACAACGAATGTTTTATTTCGGGACACATGGCGATTGTAAATATTCCCCCTTGCTTGTAAGGGGAAATACGTTGCCTCTTCCTGACTACTGCGACACATGGGATAATTTAAAAAATCACATGTACGATTGGATAATGACCAATGGAATTATTGCACAAGCACGCTTTTTGGACAGAGAGTGGACTGTGTATGGCAGACCTTGGTCTGTAGACGATAAACGAAGATATGGGGCTTTCACATCCCTATTTTGGGAGGGTGAGCACACCATCGATGAATTTGACGCGTTTATTAAGCAAAGTTCTTTTTTGCGATGTCAATTCTGCGTTCATCTTGAACCCAATATGGTAAGTAAAGGTGATATTGTGCGTAATTGCGATGGAACGCTCATAAAAATACATCACATTGACGATGCTGGCAAGATGCATTACATTGCTCATGCACACAAGGACTATGGTGGTGAAATTCAGCGTGCCCCATACGCAGACTATTACGATTATATACAAAATTGCTTCCATGCCACCCAAAAGCAAAAGCTTTGGCTAATGGACTGGATTGAAGCAAATGAATGAATGGTCTTACAATAAAAACAAGAAACAATGAATATTGCAGAAATATTGAAAAATTGCCCAAATGGAACAAAACTATATAGTCCAATACATGGTGAATTAAGCTTAGCGGGTACTCCGATTACAACGCCTTCTACATATCCTATATATTGTTATGTCATAAGTAGTGGAAAAGTAGTTAGTTTTACAAAAGATGGTAAAAGTAATATAACAGATGCTGAGCTTACACTTTTCCCATCCAAGACACAACGCGATTGGAGCAAGTTTGGAGTGACTAACCAAGTAACTGACACACAACCGAAACATCAGTTCAAGCCGTTCGATAAAGTTCTTGTGCGAGATAGAGATGATAGAAAATGGGGGTGTGACTTTTTTTGTCACTTAGGTGATAAGGAGGGCGTTTTTGTTTGCATTAGCTCATGGTGGAGGCAGTGTATTCCCTATGAGGGTAACGAACACTTACTTGGAACAACAAAAAAACCAGAAGAATGACACGAACAACATTTAAGAGAGTACCCTTCAACCTTGAACTTGCAAAGAAAATAACGAACGTGGAGATTAAAGGGCACATCGTTACGCGAGACGGACGCCAAGCAAGAATTATTTGTTTTGACAGAAAGGAAAATGAAGATATTTTTGACCCGCCCAAAAACATAGTTGCGCTTGTGACGAATAAAGACGGAAGTGAAGGTGTGTTCGCGGTTAGAGATGATGGTATGATTCTTCTTAATGAAGAAACAGACTATGACCTCCTAATCGAAGTCCCTACTTACAACCGCGACTATTCAAACTTTATCCCACAAAAGTGGCAACCTTGTTTGGTGAGAGAATCAATTTATGACCATTGGAAAGTAAGAGTTTGTGCTGATAACAAGCAACAAGTAACATTCTATGATAGTAGTAATTGTTGTAGTGGAGACATTCTGTGGGACTTCAAACTACCACTCTCCAAAATTACCGAACGCTTGATAGGCACTACCAAAAGCTACGAGCAACTGATACAAGAACTTGATGCAGAATCAACTGCAACAGCTAAAAACGAACAACAATGACACAAACAAGATTTAAGAAAATCCCCTTCGACCTTGAATTGGCGAAGAAGATTACTAACAAGGAAGCAAAAGGACGAATTGTAACGGATGACGGACACGAAGTACGAATTATTTGTTATGATTATAGACATTTTGGAGGCAAAAATCGCCTTGTAGCTCTTATTGATTTAGGTGACAATGAAATCGCCTTATCTTATAATAACGAAGGTAAAGAAATAGACAATAGAGAAAAGTTCGCCATCCACCTCGAAGTCCCCACCTACTACAAGGACTACTCCAACTTTGTGCCGCAAAAGTGGCAACCTTGTTTGGTGAGAGATTGCGATGATGAACCTTGGAATGTTTTGGCCTGTGCTGGAAAGAATACTGATGGTGATGTGCTATTTTATGGTCCAGGACGCCAAAAATACACTTGGGGAGACGTCCTTCCACTATCAAAGGTGACCGAACGATTGGTAGGCACCACCAAGAGCTACGAGCAATTGATGCAAGAGCTTGACGGAAATGGGCAAGATTAAATCATGTGACGGGCAAGGCTGCAAGGAGCGCAAGGCTTGTTTGCGCTTTGCACTGTCGCATACAGAACATGATAAAAGCAACATTCACAAGGGTTGCTATTTCGCAAGGCCGAACGGGCGCGACTGCCCGATAATGATTAAACATAAAACGATATGACAGATGTAAAATTAGTTATAACCAGTTCAAACGAATAAATCATGACGAGACTTTTAGTAGAATATCTGAAAGAACTGTATGCAGTGCTTGACAATGCCATACAGAACTCTGACCATACGGATTTTGAACATTGCTATTGGGCACTTGATGAGTTGTGCTTACACGCCATGCTCTATACGAAAAAATACAGGAGTGTGACCTATATTCCTGACACCATGAAGATGTACGACAGAGATATGAAGTATGTTCGAGGTCTTATGAACAAGGAGGAGGAGGAAGCCTACCTTGACGCTGAGATGAAGCGCGCATACAAGCTTTTTGCTAAGGACAAAGAAGAGGAGGGCAAGGCATGATAACAATAATTTCTACTGCTGTTGGGTTCGTTTATGGTGCGTACATGGCTTACAGAGAATTTGGGCACATTATCGAACATTATAAGAATTTAGCTGATGCAAAGAACACCGCAACAAAGGGCGCGTGAGGCTGCAGACCGAATACGCTGTGACGAGTGTGGCGAGCAGCGCACTTGCACGCCACTGATGGCAAAGGCCTGCCTTAATGGTTTTATTCGTGGATATGTGGAGGCGAAGAAGCTATCAGGCAGCGAGAGAAATGCTAACGGGATAGGTAGTATGGGTGTAAAATGAGCTATATGAGCAGCGAACCAAGGACGAAGCAAGGCCGCACAAAACACAAAAACAAGGTTGTAAACAACGTTTTAGGGCGATTTGACAGCGTAAAAGAGTTTAAACGATACATTAACAGACGAAGAAATAAACTTTTATCGTAATGGACAGAGAGAAGATACTTAGAAGTTATATGCGTAGACGATGTGATGGTTCATTAGCCTATCCGCGTACCGTATACGCACACTTAGAGGAGATAAAAAAATTTGCTCCCGACTTCTTAACAGAGAAAGATTACACTTTTATTAATTACATAAAAACAAGATATGACAAAAGAAAATTCAAAAATCGTGCCATTTGATTTAAACTTGGCAAGACGTATTAAGTCTGGATACGTCAAAGGTGGCTTTTTAAAGCGAAACGGCAAAAACGTTTCATGGCTATCAGAAAACATTCTTACACCTCAGACATGGAACGAGGTTTATGGCAATCAACTTTTTGCCGATAAGTATAACGGGGTTATCTATTACTTTCAAACAGACGAACATGGATTGTTTGACGAGGGAAATGGAGAAAATGAGAATGATGTCCTCATTAAGATATTTGGCAGTGCTGAATATACATTTTTGCCAACCAAATTTCAATCATGTGTAGTACGCAATAGTAACGAAGTTTGGCGCATTGCAGTTCACACAGGTAATATTTTATTCACGGGAGCAAATGTTTTTTATTGTGATTTAAATGAAAAACTTGGTACTTTCACACAAAGAGTTTTTAAACAATGTCTTCCCTTGAATGAAGAGACCGTTAAATTGGTAGGTACTAAAAAACAATATAAAGAAAATGAAAAAGATTAAACTTTCTGTTTTAGCAGCAATCGTATTAGGATCGCTAATGAATACTTCATGCAGTGGAGTTCGCCCAGAAGCTGATGAAGAAGCCGTGCTTATTAAGCACCCTTGGTTCTTTGGGCATGGTGGAGTTGACGATATACCTGTGTCTTCTGGACTAACATGGTGCGCACTAACGACAGATGCTATACCTATCAAAATCGTACCTGTTCGCCATGAGATAACATTAGACGATTTGTTTTCAGATGATAACACACCATTGGACTTTCACTCCGTTATCATCACACAAATAGAGAAAGGAAAGTCTCCAATCCTTGTAAAGAACTTGGAGTTGATTGGTTTAACGTAAACTTGTATAACTACTTCTGTAACCTTGTCCGCGACCACATATCGCAACATTCTCCGTTTGATTTAATGTCGAATCGTTCCGTGTTGAACGAAATAGACAATAAAATTCTTACGCAAATGCGAGAATACGTCAAGCAACTTTCAAAACAGAAAGAAATGCCAGTTGTTATTAAAGAGGTAATCATAGGTAAGGCTACCCCTAACAAGGAACAACTTGGCGAAATGAACAGAACTGCAAAGGTTGTTCAAGCAAAACAAACACAAGAACGAGAATACGAAGTTCAAGTTGCACGTGAAAAAGCTGAAAGACAAAAGGCTAAGGCCGACAAGGCTTATATGCAAGAAATGAACTTAACCGCATCTCAATTCATCAATCTTAAATGGATTGAGACCGTATCGAACAAGAACGGTGCCAACATTGATGTCATGGTAGGTGGTGGTTCTGAACCAATTTGGAATATTAAGCGATAATAAAAAAGTTAGGATTGTTTCCTACCCTTTTTTGTTATAATATCTTTTCGATTTTGGCATTTCGCCATCACGTGAATGCGATTCGTTCGCACCTAAGAAAGAAAGTAACACTCAAAAATAATAAAGACATGGAAGAGAAAAAAATTAAAGAAACTCATTTAGACGATTACAAACGAAGATATAGCTGTTAAGAAAGGCTATGCTCGCAAGAATGAGGACAACCATGAATGGCGAAAGGGGTATCACGTTCAGTACACTAACCCTGACGGAAGTACATACGATTCATGGTCGCCAAAAGATGTATTTGAACGTTCATACAAATGTGCAACTACCATTGTTGACCGATTGTATATCGAACGTCACGAATTAAGTGTTAGAATACAAAAACTTGATAAATCACTTGATGACGGAGTAGAACAAATGGAACCAATACAATTAAGCCTTTTGCTTTTCCAACGCTTACTCATGAACGAATACATCAAAGTGTTAGGTACTCGCATTGCGCGATTAGAAAACAGTTCATCAAAAAATTAATATTAAGCAATAGCATCCACCTCATCAACACGCATATTATTAATCCTTAATTATAACAGAGTTGTTGTTTGTTTTTTTTCAGCATGTCGGGTGACATTCGGTTCGTGACCGATGGTGGATGTTTCTTATCATGACGATAGAACAAGTAATACACATTTTGCGACTACACCAAAAATGGCGAAGAGGAGCAATTGATAAGCCTCAAGTGACCGCTAAAGAATATGGCGAAGCTCTTGATGAAGCGATTAGACAATTAAGTAAATTAAAGCAAAAACATGGATTGCATACTACCTAAAATTGGTACGCACAATAGTGCTACAGGCGAAAAAGGCAAAGGATTCATATCGTTGTTAGTAACACCATTTTCGAAATGCCAAGACCGCGATATCGCATCCCAAATCAATATGGGATGTAGATATTTTGACATAAGATTCGCTATTGATAAGCTTGGTATATGGAGAGCTGCACACGGCCTATGGACGAGCCAAAAAACGCTTGAAAATATATTAGACGATATATATTTTGCATCACGTAACTTTAGACAACCGATATATGTTTCATTCACATTGGAGAGAGGAGACCCTGTATTATGCAGACTTTTTAGAACATGGTTTGAAGTTCGCTATACTAATCTGCTAATTCCCACTTACATTGCCCACAAGCACCCCAAATGGACTATATATCACGTGTATAATGAGATTCCATGTAGACAAGGATTTCTCCCATTAGACGGACACTCTTGGCATACGTATATCCCGATTCCATGGTTATGGAAAAAGATTTACCACAACCACCCAGAGTTTAACGAAGAGCAATACACGCTTGTTGATTTTTTGTAATAGGAGCAAATGAAAACGCTAACGGCAACAATTTTTTTTGTTATCGTTAGCATTTTTCTTTGTTATCGGCAGCGTTTTAAGTTGTCTACTAATAGATTTTAGTAGATAAAGTTGGAAATAAAAAACAGCTATGAAACGCGCATTGTACATTTACTCAAAATTTAACTTAAAATACAGAATTTATGATTGGAGCAATTATTGGTGCTGCTACTGCAATAGGCAGTTCTATTTTTAGTGGCATAAAATCGGCACAAGCTGCACGTAAAAAGAAAAAGCAGTTGGCACGTGAAAAGGCTGAAAACGAAGCATGGTACAGCAGACGTTACAATGAGGACGCAACGCAACGCGCTGATGCACAACGTTTGTTACAGCAAACGCAAGAAGCCATTCGCAATCGCAACCGCGAAGCAGCAGGAACGCAAGCCGTGGTGGGTGGAACTGAAGAGAGTGTTGCTGCCACCAAAGAGGCTAATGCTAAGGCCATGAGCGACACTGCCAGTGCCATTGCAGCGCAAGGCGAAGCTCGCAAGGAACAAGTGGAAGAGAGTTATCGTAATCAGGACAGGACTATCAACAAGGAACTTGGAGAGATGGAGTCGGAACGCGCACAGAACATTGCCGACACTGGCGCACAAGCCATTTCGGCCATAGGCACAATGGCAAATGCGATCGATAGTAAGCCACAAAAGCAAGCAAAGGTGAATGATCCATCAATTACACCAGCAGAAATGCAGACGTGGCAAAGGACGAAAGATTTATCAGAAGTACTTGCCAATCAGCAATCAAATGAATACTTGAAGCGAATTAACGGAACTACATTATGACCGACACTGACGAAAAAGATAAAAACAAGGTGGAGCAATCAGCGAGCGAACCCATTGTTCAACCAACGACTGATAGTTTACGCACCGACACAAACGCGCCCACTCCTGCCACCACGCAGCAGTATGCAGGTGGGTTGCTTGACTACCTTGACACGCTGCAAAAGGAGCGCGATAGGCTGAACGCATCGTACAATGAAGAGGAGGAACGAAAGGAGCGCAAACGGCAGTATCGCAACAACCTCATTGCTTCGATAGGTGATGGCATTTCGGCCCTTGCACGAATTGGGGCAGCTAAGGGTTATGCCCCCACCCCAAACGTTAAAACGGCCACACCTTTAAGCGATGCTTACACAAAGCGATATGACGATTATTTGGCACGCAGAGCAAAGGCAAAAGATGTCTATGACAAGGCCATGCTCAACCTCAACAATCGTGATTATACGGCACGCAAGGCATTGATTGATTTGGCACAGAAAGACCGCAACCTTCAATCGCTCATTAACCGACGCAATGCACAGAACGAGAACGACAGAACTAAGGCTAATGCTTATGTTAAGACGCAAGAAACTCAGCAAGGATTGAATGAAGCTCGCAAGGTGACGGAGGAGGGTAAGCCAGCCGTGCAAAAGTCGCAAATTGAATTGAACCAAAAACGTGGCAATGCTGCAACTACCACCGCAGCAGCATCCGTAATAAGAGCCAATAAGGCTGGTAGCGGAAAAGGTAGTGGTGGCAAAGGCGGTGGCAAGGGTTCAACCCCCAAATACCCTGTGTTTAATAAAGATGGTGATGTGGTAAACCACGTTTACACACGTGACGAAGCGGTTTCAGAAACAGAACGCATTGGCGGAACTTATCCAAAAACTGAAACGTCTGGTACTGTTGTAGATGGTACAACGGGCCAAGTGAAGCGAGTAAAAAACACACGCGTTTATTCAGCAGGGCGACAAGTAAGGCAACAACCCAAACCGCAGCCTAAGCCTACTGAACATAAAAAGAAAAAAGTAGTAAAGGGATTTAACGGACACTGATTATGATTAACGAGATTGAAGATAAAAATAACCGCAGAAACTTATATGAAGCGTTAAAAGGCGACTTTGACCTTGGCACAGCCGAGCAGTTTGAAAAGAGTATGCAAAGTGCCGAAGCACGCAAAAACTTGTGGAATGCCATTCATGAGGATTATGATGTTGGCACGTTTGAGCAGTTTGAAAAAGATATGATGGGCGACAAGGTAAAGCCTGAACAAGTCCAACCTTCACAACCCACAAATGCTCAACCTAATCAACCGCAACCACAACAACCGCAACAGGCACAATTCCAGCAATCACTCCCCATAACGAGCAAAGTTGGGCAAACGGAGCAAGGCAATAAACAGATAGCGCAAGTGCATAATCAGCAAAGCTCATCGCAAGCAATGCCACCGCAAGCCACAATGAATGCGCCACAACCACGGCAGCAAGTTATGAGCCTTAATGACCGACAAAAGTTGTGGACGTGGCGCAACATAAAGCCTACCTTAAGTACTGGCCAAACAGAGCAACAATACAACGCGAGATGGAATAATGAGGTGGAAAATGTAAAGCGAAGAAACGACCCCGATGAAATTGCTGCATTTAATGCCTTTCAAAAAGAACTTGCACAGCAACAAGCCAAAGTGCAACAACAAGGCCACGCAGTAGTTGAAACAGGCAATCAACCATTTCAGTCGGAGAGTGGTACAGAGGTGTGGCCCATTTCGTTTAGCCGAAAGACAATACCTCACAACCAGGACTATGTGTTTACGTTACGTGCCATGCAGCAAGCAAAAGGCACATATGACTTGCAGTACAACATTAAAGATCCCGAAATTCGCAGAGATTATGAAGCCTTGACTGCTCCCACTGATGATACTTATCGCCCAACTGATGCCATACTTGATGCTTCGCCAAGAGAAAAGAATAAGTACTACCAATGGTATGCAGCCTATCTTTATAGCAATGGAGGCGAAATGCCTGAATGGTTGGATTATACTGCCCAATTAAAGTTGCGTTCACTGAATAAAAGCAACCTTGAAAGTGAAGCAAAGCAATGGACCAATCTTGTTGAACGAACACGTAACGCACGCAAGTTCCGTGGTAGCAATTCCGTTTCAGACTGGCTCAACGAACAATACAACTTTAAGAGTGGCGACCCACGTATTATTAATGGAGCAAGTTACCCCTACCTCGTAACTCGTGCTGGACTAATTCAAACACCTTTGGTGCAAACCACGGGCCGTGCCACTGTGGCCGATAACAGACGAGCCTACAACGAGTTGCTTCAATCAAACGAGCAGAGTAAAGCTAACCCAGCGCAAGGCGATGTTTATTCAACATCAAACATCATCAACCCCGAAAGATTTTGGGCCAACACTACAAAGTGGCAAGATTTAAGCGAGAGCCAAAAGGCTGCCTACAAAGATGAAGCCGACTACTACAACCAAATGCTTAAAGGACAAGCCAATGTGGGCTATTATAATGTTGGCAATGGGCAAAACGAAGAGGTGGAGTTTTTGAAGCACAACCGCAAGCAAATGAATGAGCAATACAACATGCTCACTGATAAAGAACGGACGCAAGCAGTAATGAAGCAAGCCGAGCGGACGCTAAATGTGCTAAATGGAATAAGCCATAACCTTAATACAAAATTGCGTTTTAGCATAATGGGCAAAGGTGTGGAAGAGGATAATGGCATACGTTCTGTTATCCGCCGTTACGAAAAGTTTTTAGAGGTTGCGCCACGTTACCTTGAAAAACGCAATTATAGTGCAGCCTTGCAGTTTTGGAACGGATTGACAGACTTGAATGGCTTAACATTTGGGTTGCTTGGTGTGGCTGATGCTGTATCATTGAACAAAATAGCCAACAATCCGCCCAAAGACTTGATTGAAAAGTTTGGTGGCGAAGCAAATGCTAAGAAAGTGATAGCTACTGCCATTCAGTTAGACAATATGGCCGAAGAGTACAGACAAAAGTTAGACTATTATGGAACGGGATATTCTTTAGGTGGTTTAACTCAATTCGGTATTCAAGCTGGACTGCCATTGTTTAAAGGCACAGAGGCTGTTGGTAAAATTCTAACAGGCGGTATGCGTGGACTTGTTAAAAAGGCCACATTGCGCTATATGCCCAATACAGCAAAGCGATTAGGCGCAAAAGAACTGGTGCAAACCACCCTTGCTGAGGGTACACGTCAAGCCATGCGTGAAGGTGGCATAGGCGGTGCTGCTGGCTATGTGGCTGGCCGTTTAGGAGTGGCCAATGGGGTTTCGACCATAGTAGGCAAGGCTGCACAAGGTAGTGTTGAAGGTGTAGTGCTTTCAGTGCCACACGCTATTGCTAACGTAACGAACAACCGCACAGGGCAAGCTAATGTGGTGGAGATTAATCGTGAAGGCATAAAGGTGAACGACCAACCTTTTACCCACATGAACCAGGCCCCCGATGGAAAGGTTGAAGCAGACACTATGTTGCGAGAGTGGTCGCAATGGGTCGGTATGCGTGTAGGCGAAGTGTTTATGCCATTTTCAAAATATGTTGATGGTAAGGTAGCAAACGTGGCCAAAGGTGCATGGAACAAAAGTGTTGGCCGATTTATTGACGGGTCCTCATTTGCACGCATAACCGAAACTTTTAGCAAAGCTGCCAATGTTGGTAAGGCTGCAACCGAAGTGGGTAAATATGTGAGTGGCAACCTAAAACGTGCTGGTATGGGTGGCACTCTCACCTTTTATGCACAAACCAACCTTAGCGAAATGCTGAATGCTATGACGGTTGGAGATGTAAGTTGGGACGATATTAAGTCTGACCAACTTGACAAACTATGGGGCGCATTCGTTAGCAATGCTTATTTGGTGGCTCAAAACAACCTTGTTGGAACTGTTGGCTACTACAATCAAAAGATCAATTTAAATAAAAGCCTTGCACAATATGACGCGCAAGGGAGTGCTGCATGGGGTGAAACGGACTGGAATGGCATAAAAGCCGATGTTGACCGATTGATTGACAACGACAAAAACTTGCAAGCCTATCAAAATGGTGTATTGGCTAACGAGAACCTTTCAAAGCCACAGCGTGAAACCATATCGCAATACATTGCCACACGAAATACTTTGCAAGCATTTGACTTGTTTGCCAAGGTTGGTAACGAAAAGAGCAAACCGAATGAGTTTGACATTCGCTATAACGATGCTTACATAGCAGGCACGCAAGTGAAAAGTCCTGACCAAATGGCACAAATGCGTGAAAGCCTTGATGCAAGCCGAAATACTTTGGCTAACTTACTCGGTATTAGACCCGAACAGGTTGATGCTTTGTTTGCTGACACAAACAAATCGTTGGGACAAATTTATGAAGAACTTACACAACAATTTGTTGATAATGAAAAAGCCAAATTGCCCAATGGACAAAGCGTAAATACCACTAACATAGAACCGATTAAGCGTGCAATAGACCACTATTGTACAGCCCTATCTATGCAACGAGGTGTGTCGGAGTCGTTAATTACTTCGCAACTTGAAGCCGTTCAAAAACTTGATGCAAAAGTAGATGCTGCTACCAACAAAGATAGTGGTATGATTGAGCGAGCCACTGATGATATGGGACGCGAATGTTATGTGATTAGTGGCAATGCTGATAGCTCGAACAATACAGACATGGTTGTGGTTCGTTATACCGAAGATGGCCGTGTTGCTTCACTTTCGCCCAAACAAGTTACAATTATACAGCAGACTGATGCCCACGAGTTGAAACAAAAAAATGCTGATTTAGTTGACTTAAATTATGAAGGCATACTCAATAGCATAGTTAATGGTAAAACGTTACCCGAACCAAACGACCAAGTGGTGCTTTACGATGGTAAGAGCCGAGGAGTGGCTACCATTGAGGGCATTAAATATGAAGAAAGTACTAAGGACGACACACGTGGTGTTGCAGCGCAGCCTAAATCGGTTGTAGTTAAAACTGAAGACGGACGGATTATTGAATTGCCTATTGACACTTACAGACAATGGGTACGTGATGGCTTTAAGCACGATACTGAAGTTTATGTGCATGGAACAGAAAGCGACAATAGTGAAAATACAAATAAACCTACTGAAGGAACAGAGAATGCAACCGAAGCACCTACCCTTGCAGAGGGCCTACGTGTTTCGATAAATGGCAATGAATACACCATTGGTAAGGTGGACGATAGCCGTGTTGAACTGATTGACGAAAATGGAAAGGATTTTCATTGGACCCGTTCTGCACTTGACAAAAAGTTGAAGAGTGGCGATGCAGAGATTTTAGCTTCAAATGAAGAGAACGCACAACAAAAGCCAGAGTTGCATTATGGTGATGAGGTTGAACTGAATGACCCTGATAATGGTGAGAATATACGAGGTAAGGTAAATAGTCGTGATGCAAGTGACGAGGTTGAAATCGTTACTGACGATGGCCGCGTTTTAAGATACTCTAAACGAGAGTTAGACAATGTGATTCAAAATGTCTATAACAATGGGGAGCATATTTGGAGCAAAGATGAAAACAAGACGGAAGAAGCAAGTAACGAAACGGACACCGAACAATCAGCAACCTCGCAAGCCGAAGCACCACAAAATGAACCTATGCCCATGCACACTGTTGGCAAGGGAAAGAATGCCGTGCAAACCGAGGATTGGCTTGCCACTACTCCTAAACGTGGATTTGACTACATTTTTGGTGGCGAAAGTGGACTTGATGCAGATGAGGGACGAGAGTTTGTGAACAACAAACTTGCCGAAGCGCAGAAGAACCTTGATAAGGTGAAGAATGGTAAACCTAAAATGGGTACAAGCATAGCTGCATATAAGGAAGCGAAAGAAGCCTACACAACCCGTGTTGAAGAAGCTCAAAAGGCCGTTGACTATTGGCAGAGCGTGAAAGCAGAACACGACAAGGTGTTGCTCGCTGAAAGACATGCTCGTGATGAAAAAGATAAAGCTTTGCACGAGCAAGCCGTGGCCGAGGAGCAACAACGCATGCAGGATGATGCACGCAAGGCCACTGAACAAGCCGAGTTGGGCAGCAATGCCGTAGCTCCTACTATTCGTGATAAATGGAACGCAGCTAAAAAGGAGAATGGCGATGCCGATGAAATTACTTTGCCTAATGGCGAGGTGGTTAAGGGACACTATGTGCTGACCGAGAGTGGGGCTGCAAGTGCTTCGCATCAAGCCACTAATGGCTTTGCCGAAACCGAAGGCTTCCCTATTGACGAGAATGGGCAGAGTGTGAACGACCGCGACTACAAACGCGACCAAGAAGCGCAACAAGTTACACGCAGTATGGCCACTGATTATGACCAACGTGCCTTGCAGTCGCCTGTGGTGGTGAGCCAAGAGGGTGTGGTGCTTTCGGGCAACGGACGCACAATGGCTGGCGAACTGGCTGCACAAGATGGAACTGACACAAAATATGTTGATTACCTTCATTCGCATGCTAATAAGTTTGGCTTTACACCAGAGCAAGTGAATGGTTTTAAGCACCCACGTGTGGTGTTTGTTCCTAATGAAGCTATGCCTTACAACGCCGACACCTTTGCCAAGTTTAACCAACGTGAGCAAAAGAGCCAGAACAATACAGAGATGGCCGTTAAAATGGGCAAAGTAGTGAATGATGCGCTCTTTGGCCGTATAATGGACATGGTTAGCAAGTACGACACGTTAGGCGAATTTTATGCTGACGACAATGCTACTTATGCCGTAGTTAAGCAGTTGGCCGAAGCTGACATCATTCCGCAAACCGAAATGGCCCACCTGTTTGATGGTGGTAAGTTGAGCGAAGCTGGCCAAAGTATGATTGAGGGGGTAATGATTGGCAAGGTGTTCCAAGCCAACCCCGATGCAGTGCGCCAAATTACCGAGGTAAAAAGCATGCGACAAGCGGTTATGACTGCCTTGCAGGACATTGTGCAAAACAATCGTTTGGGCGGTGGCTATAACCTTTCAAACGAATTGGCCGAAGCGGTGAACTTAGTGTACAGAGCGCGTAAGGCTGGCTACAAGTTGGGTCAACACGTGAGCTACTTTGCCCACCAAGGCAATTTGTTTGAATACGATGAAGGGGCAACTGTGGCAGACTTTAACAACATGGCCGTGATGATGTTGGCCGATGTGTTGAACGATGGTCGTAGCACACAACTTAAAAAGGTGATTGCTTTTTACAACGAGCAAGCCACTGATGCTGCCCAAGGCATAGGCGATATGTTTGTGGGTGGTGTAAAGAGCAAAACCGAAATTATTAACGAAGTAAACAAAGCATTAAACAATGGACGAGAATACAATACAACAGCCACGTCCCTTGCAGACGGACAAGGCCAAAGAAACCAAAGCAGCAAACAAAGCAATGATGTTGGCACGAGCGGTACAGATGGCAAGCAAACAAACGATACATCAGCAGTAACAGCCGACGCAGATGTGGAAAGAGGTGCAACCGAGGGTGAGAAATCTTCGGCAAAGGGTGATGTTGGGCCTTCGGGTAATGGTGATACCCCGTTGAGTGAGAAGATCGCCACCGCCTCAGCCGAAGTGAACACCGAACCCACTGAGGCGCAGAAGGAGGCAGGCAACTACAAGAAGGGACATGTGCAAGTCGGTACGTTCGACATCACCATTGAGCAACCGCAGGGAAGTGTGCGTAAGGGCACTGATGCTGACGGTAAGCAGTGGGAAAGCAAGATGAACAACACTTATGGCTACATTCGTGGTGCAGTGGGTGTTGATGGTGACCATATAGACGTGTTCCTCTCTAATGACATTGATGGTTGGAACGGACGCAAGGTGTTTGTAGTGGACCAGTACAACCCAGATGGCAGTTTTGACGAGCATAAGGTGATGCTTGGATTCAACGATGCTGACGAAGCCAAGAGCGACTATCTTGCTAACTATGAGAAAGGTTGGGAAGACGGGCGCAGAATAGACGTGACGGCAGTGAACCTCGAAGACTTTGAGAAGTGGATAGAGTCGAGCAAGCGTAAGACAAAGCCTTTTGGTGAGTACTCGTCGGTGAAGAAGGATGTTGTGGAACGGAATGAAGTCCTTGAATATGAAAAGGCTTTAGACCATCTGGAAGACGTGGAACAGAAATGGGAGGATAAAATACAAGACTATGTATCTGAGCATTATCCTACTCAGGCTACGACATCAGCAGAAAGCACTTCAGAAAAAGGATTGCAGGAGCGCAAAGCAATGAAGGCTGACCCCGTGCTAAAGCAGATGTATGCAGAGGCAAAGAAGGAAATAGATGCCGCAGATGAAATGGTAACGCAGAAGTATAGTGCTTTGCCAGAAGATTTGCGTCAACAGAAGGCTGACGGAAAGTCTGCACAGCTCCCTACGCGTGAGGAGACTATACTTCGTGATGCAGTGATAGACCACATGAAGGAAAGTGGCCTTGATGTGCTTGGCACAGAAAAAGGTCAGCAGGTGCTTGATATGGCGAATGGAAGAGAAGTAAGGTTAAGTGCAAAACAAAAAAGAGCACTTGAAACCGCCTCTCTTGGAAATAATCCAAGGTCATTAACTGTCGTTTCAAGTGCTGATGGTGCAAAGGTACTGAAAAATGTAGATGAACTTGCTAATAAATTAGATAAATCTGCAACGCAGCCTAAAACTTTTATCGGTGACGTGGCTAAGGCTCTTGGTGCGAAACGTTTGGGAAGCGGCAGCGAATATGCAACATTTGAAACAAAAAATGGGATAGTAGTAACTATCCGTCTTGCAAATCATAATGCACATGTGTCGGGCTTTGACTATAATGGCCGTGATAATGGTATTAGCATAGTTATATCTCCAAAGCCTAATGAAAAGATAAAGAACGATGGTAATGCTCATATTATTGAGTATTATTACGATTCTATAAAGTTAAGAAGGGCAGAGGGGAAACCTTTAGCTGAAATTGTACGTTCTATTCAGCAATCTCTTTATAGTGGAGATTTTAAAGATACAACGGGGCTTGCAGAACGTGAAGAGGTAAACGAAGACATGATTCGTGAGCAACGCGTTTACCACGGCAGCGGTGCCGATTTTGACCACTTCGACCATTCCCATATGGGCGAGGGAGAAGGTGCTCAGGCGTATGGCTGGGGTACTTATGTGACAGAGGTAGAGGGCATTGGTAGAACGTATGCCGAAAGCACCAGCAAAAAGCCAACATATTTATATGGTGGTAAAGAAATGTCTTCCGATGAATTTCATGATTATGTACTGGGCGAGATAGGAGACTGGAACGAGAATATGCTTAATGACTTCATGTACAATCTTGAACGATATGGTGTAACAAGAGCCAAAGACATATTGAAGAAAGGCGATTTGGCTCGATATAAAAACCTGTTTTATCAAAGCCTAGGCGATACAAGAAACTATGCGGAGGGGAAAATTAAGGCAGCACGAACCTTACTCTCATTAAAAGGCATTCGTATCAGAAAGCCTAAAAGTCACCTCTACACCATAGAAATTCCCGACGACAAAGGTAAGAATTATCTGGATTGGAATGGTCACCCTGCTGAATCTTTACTGAAAGACGTAGGCTCTTTTTTGGAGAGTAATGGTTTTGAGAGGGTGCAGGATAGCCCTGCCAGATATGAGAAAGGAAAAAGCACCGTTGTTTTGAACCCAAATGCGACAGGAGCTGATTTGTATGCGGAATTGCAGGAGGCTCTTGGCAGTGACAAGAAAGCATCACAAACATTGGCCGAGTTAGGCTATATTGGCATCAAATACCCTGCAGACAATATGCGTGGTGGCCGTGAGGATGGCGCCAAGAATTATGTTATCTTCAACGAGAATGACGCGAAGATAACAGATCACGTGAGGTTCTTCAAAACAAAGAATGGCGAGGCTTATGGTTTTACAATAGGTGGAAAAATCTATATAGATCCCAAGGTGGCAACGAGTGAAACTCCAGTGCATGAATATGCGCACCTATGGGCGAGTGCATTGAAGGCAAATAACGCAAAGGAATGGCAGAATGTGGTAGGCTTAATGAAAGGCACATCAGTTTGGGAAGAAGTGAAGAAACTCTATCCAGAACTAAAGTCAGATGATGAGATAGCCGATGAAGTGTTAGCCACTTATTCAGGTCGCAGAGGTGCAGAGCGCTTGCGTAAGGAGATGGATGATATAGCTAAAAGCAATGGCAATGTGTTTGACAAAGCCACAGCCATGAATGCCATGCATCGTGTAAAACAAGCCATTGAAAAGTTTTGGAAGGCAGTGGCCGATTTCCTTCACATTCACTACACCAGTGCAGAACAAGTTGCCGACCAAGTGATGAAGGATTTGCTTGACGGGGTGGATCCTCGTAGTATGATGGACGGTGGCAAGAGCCTTCGTCCTGAAACGCGTATCAATATAGTGGCAGCTAAGGCCGAGCATGGCTTTAAGAATTATGCCGAAGCTAAGGCTTGGGCGAAGGAGCATATAGCACGCACTTATAGCAGTAAAGAGACAGGTGGAAAGGGGGATATTCGTATTAGCAATGCGGCCGTTGACAAGTATTTGTCGCAAAGTGCTGTTGATAAGAGTGATAGCAAGGACGTTCATTTGTCAGTGCTGAAGGTGTTGCCAGATGTTATCCGTGAAAGTGTGGATGCAGAACAACACGAAGACTTTAAGAAAGGCGAAGATGGTGTGCGTTCGGCAGAGAATGGCATCAATCCCAATGTAACCATACACAGATTGTATGGCGCAGTACGTATGGACGGAAAGCTGTATAGGGTTAAGGTTACGCTGAAGGAGAATACAAGAACAAAGGAGACACCTAAAGCGTATAGTTATGAGGCAACAAAAATAGAGTTGCTTGAAGGTTCTTTCAGTCAAACTGAAGGCAGTCATAACCTTGAACCAAGCAACTCTAAGTCAGAGGTATCGGCTGGTCAACATGGGAACGTGTCAGGACTGACATCGACCTTCCCCCGCTATTCCGATAAATCTATAACTGCTGCAAATTTACTGAATGGTGTTGAGAAATCCTACGGTGGCGGTAAGTTTTTTGAAGATTACAACAAAATTCGTGAACAATTCATTGGTGAGCAAGGCGCGGAACGTGCAGACCATGCCGAAGAGGTGACAACACGACTTGACAACTTGAGTGTGGCACGTGAGATGGAGAACGACAAGAAGGATGCCAAGGCTATCAAGATGGCTACGGGTTGGGAACGTGGCTCAGATGGCAAGTGGCGTTATGAGATCACCGACTTGAAGTATTTTAGTAAGGGTGATGCTGGTTATAAAAAAGCACGTGAAAAGCAACCTTGGAGCAAGGAACTTGATGGTTTGTCTGATAGGATATTTGATGGTGAAGAACTATCGGAATCAGAATACCAACGTTTTGATGAACTTGCACAAAAGGAAGAGAAATTCAAGAAAGACTATCTGAATAGAGAAAAACCGCACCTTGCTGACTGGGTGGAGAACGATGAGTTGTTTAAGGCTTATCCCGACTTGAAGCGTGTGAAAATGGTGTTTACTGACCAGCTGCCTGTAAATGTGTGTGGCAGTTACAATGAGCGTGAGCATACGATTGTAGTCAATACGAATTATGTGGGCGACATAGCTTCCGTATTGGCTCATGAGGTGCAGCATGCTATTCAGAAGATTGAGGGTTTTGCAAGGGGCGGTAATCCAGAATCTATGCAAGAACGATTTGATGCTGCTAAAAAGGAGTGGCGTGCGCGTGCTTGGGCTGATGAATTGCGTTACAAGGCAGATGAAATGGGCGAGCATTACAATCAAGCTGCAGTGGAAAAAGCCCTAATTGATGAGTACAAGGAAATGGGCATGGATAATGATGAATGGATGCCCGATAAGGAAACTCGCATGAAGGGTTTTAATTACTTTGCAAGGGGGTATGCAGACAGAAGTCTTGATGCAGACATAAAGAATTTCCGTTTAAACGAAAGTACGCGTTCTGAATTTAGTCCTTATGTAGAGTACACAAAACTTGGTGGTGAAGTAGAATCACGCAACGTAGAGCATCGTATGAATATGACACCAGAGGAGCGTATAGCGAGCCTTGCAGCCGAAACAGAGGATGTGAGCCGTGAGGATCAAATTTTCTTGATGAGTGGTGATGGTGGAAATGCGAATAGTGAAATGCCCCAAGAGAGGGAAACGGATGATGATTATTCAGAGTTTGCTAAAGAGCATGGCGTGGATGCAGATATGGTGAAGGATTATGCGTCTGGCATGAAGACAGGCAACTTGCAAAAGGCTAATATTGCATTGGCAGAAATACGTCGCACAATGCGCGTGGCGAACCGAGGTATGAAACTTTCGGAGTTTAGCAAATTGTTCCGTCCTGTACAAAAGGAACTGGCTGAACGTTATGGCGACATAGAAACGTTGCGGAAGGAACACATTGATGCTGTTATGCGTGAACAAGGCGTTATGGAGGCAGCTCGCAAACGTGCCGAGGAAGAGGAGGCGAAACGCAAGGCTCACTTAGAAGATATGTCGTTATTGTCAACCGAGGAACTTGACAAGCGTTATTTTGATGCGATTGAGAATGGTGACGAGGTCGCTGCACGTGAGATGCTTGACGAGGCTGCACGCCGTAAGGGGTATGATGACACTGAAAGCGACTATCAAGGTGTGGGGGCATGGAGCGCACCCTCTAACCCTGGTTATGAGAGTGATGCAGCGCGCAGAGAAGATGTGGAGGAGAATGCTCCCGATGTAAATATTGAAGATATAGCTTTAGGCTATTCGTTGGTTGACGAAAAATATTGGCAGGAGCCACGCAAGTACATGCAGACTGACGCTACTGCTGTGGAGTCGGTAAACGCGATAAGAGAGGCAATAGCCGCAGTCAGACGTGGCGAGAAGAATGTAAAGGTGAAAGTGTATCGTGCTGTGCCTACATCTGTGAAAGAAGGAAAATTGCGCAATGGTGACTGGGTGACTCCATCAAAGGGTTATGCTGAGATGCATGGCAACAACCGCTTAGAGGGCAAGTACCGCATTATTGAGGATGAGGTTCCCGTGAGTGAGTTGTGGTGGGACGGAAACGATAGTCGTGAGTGGGGCTTTGACGATGGCAGAGGTTACAAGTACAAGAATGTGGAGAATAACCGCAAATTGAATGACCTTGTTACGCGTGATGATAATGGTGAGATTATTCCTCCTTCGAAGCGTTTTGACGAGAATGTGGAAGATGTGAGGTTCAGAGAAACCGAGCCTAAAACCTTGAAAGGTGAAGAAGCACTTGCTGCACTTGATAATATTTTCAGTGAACCGACAAGTGAAAGTCTGCCAAAATCCATTTCAACTTTAGAGAGTTTTAAAGAAGTATTCAAGCACCCTATACGAACATTTTTAGGGGAACTCGTAAAAGTAAAGGACGAGGTTTTCAATAAAATTATACGCGAGAAACGTTCAAATATATCAGGTGCAGTACTTTCAACTATTGAAAATGCTGATTTTGCCATACGTGACAAAGATGGTAGTACATTATACATAAAACGATTTAAGAGCGATAATAGCGGTAATACGTATAATATAGTAGCAGTTAATAAACATGGAGAGGTTGAAGATTATGTAAGTTCTGTACACATAAAACGAGATGGCAACTTACGTAACAAAATAAAAAATGGTGCTGAATTGTTACTACCGCAAGAACGGAATACCGACGGAACTTTGTCCCGAAACAATTCAACACCTACTGCAAAGGTAGAGAATAATCCCGATACATCGCAACTTTCTCTCCAAGAAAAATCTATGCACCAAGCAGCTAAGGCCGTAGCAAACGAAATGCACTTAGGTGGCAATGTAGATGTGTTGACTTCGACAGACGGACTGACGGGACGCAAAAAGAATGCAAAAGGGTGGTACGACCCTCAAACAGGGCGCATCACCATTGTGCTGCCTAACCATAATGGCCGAGCCGATGTTGTTAACACCATGCTACATGAAGCCGTAGGGCATTATGGCTTAAGAGAACTTGTCGGTAAAGAGAAAATGAATGAGTTCCTTGACTTCGTTTTCAAAAATGCTGACAAAGCCACACGCAGCCAAATAGCCCATAATTCAGCCAAATATGGTTGGGATATGCGAAAAGCCACAGAGGAATATATGGCAAGTATGGCCGAGGACAGAACTTTCAAAAATGTGAACAAACGATGGTGGCATCAACTAAAACTTGCATTCCTTAAAATGCTTCATAAGTTAGGCTTTGCTGGCTTTAGCGGAACAACACTTAGCGATAATGACTTACGTTACCTTTTGTGGCGCAGTTGGAAAAACTTGGCTGAAGGCCCTGCACGCAACATCTATCAAGTGGCCGAAGACACGTGGCGACAACAACACTTAAAGGTAGGCGACTTTGCCGAACCTAAAGCGGTTGACGCAAAAACACGTGAGCAGAACTTATACTACCGCGAAGAGAGAGAACGCAAAAGCGCACGCGATGAATATGAACGAAGCGTAAACACGGCAAAGCATAAAATGAACCTTGCATGGGTGGATAGCATGTCGGGACTAAAATTGTTGCAAGACGCGATTGTACCCAACGAAAAAGATTTGAAAGATTGGGAGAATGCCTACATGGCCGAGAACCGAATGAGTTCGACCAACCTTGCCGAGATGGAAACGTACAAAAAGTCGTTCTATAAAGACCTGCTTGATGCCGAACAAGAGTTGCTTGACAAAGGTACTATTCACGAGCAAGTGACTAACTACATGATGGCAAAACACGGATTGGAGCGAAATGAAGTGCTTGCATTTAGAGATGCCTTGAAACATGATTTTGCCAACGATAAGCAAAAGATGTCAGCAGCATGGAAGGCTTATAAAAACGATGCAACTGCACAACAGAACAAAACAGACTTTGAAAGTGGCAAAATCAGTTGGGACGATTATAAGGCAAACGACACGGCCATAAGAGAGAAGTACGCACCCAGTTACAAAAAGTACAGGAGCAAAGATTATTCGGGCCTTACCGAACTTACGACAGACGACCCAAGCATAAAGAGCTATCAAGACCAAATAGCTACACTCAAAGAGCAGTTAAACAATGAACGAGATGATGCAACGAAAAAAAGTATCAGAATAAAAATTGCGAAACTAAATAAAGAGATGGTGAACGAAGCAGAACGTATAGCTGAAAACTCCTCATCAAACTTTGAGAAAAAATACGACACATCTGAATTGTGGAACAGAACGAATGCTGCCACAAAGGCTTCGCTCACAAAGCAATATGAAAGTGGACTTTTGACAGACGAGGTGTATCACCACACACTTGATATGTTTAAAAACTACATTCCTTTGCGTGGTTTTGACGATGTAACAAGTGACGAGGTGTACAACTACTTTGGCAATGCAAAAGGCCAATTTGGCGGTGGCATACGTAGCGCAAAAGGTCGTAAGAGTAAGGCTGACGACCCCATAGCAACGATTGGCAACATGGCCGAGTCTGCCATTATGCAAGGCAATCGCAACCAGATGAAGCAACACTTTTTAAAAATGGTGTTGAACCACCCAAGTGATGCAGTGAGCGTTGACCAACTTTACTTGCACTATGATGCTGCAACGCAAGAGTGGAAACCTGTTTTTGCCGAGTTTGATGAGCATGACGATGCGAATGCTGTTGCGCAAAAGGTCGAAGCATTCAATCAACGAATGGAAACCTTATGCCAACAAAAGCCAGATGAGTACAAAAAGGCGAGCGAAGCTCATGACATTCAATACAAGGTGGTAGGTAAGAACATCAACGAACACCAAGTGCATGTAAAAATGCAAGGTAAAGATTATGTGCTAACAATAAACGGCAACCACGAAGCAGCGCAAGCATTGAATGGGCAGACCAATCCTGACAGCACGGATAATCCGTTCATTAAATTCTTCCAATCAACAAATCATTTCATGGCAGCTATGTTCACGCAAAAGAACCCAGCTTTCATTCTTAGCAATTTGTCACGCGATAGCTTTTATGCAAACAGCATGGTTTGGGCCAAGGAGTCGCCAGCGTATGCGTGGAAGTTCAATAAAAATTGGGGCAAAAGTCTTTACACCTTGTTCGGTTTGATAACAAGGCAACGCAAGGGAACACTTAACATGAACGACAAAGTTGACCGAATGTATCAAGAGTTTATTGAAAATGGTGGTGAAACAGGTTATACCTTCTTGCACAGTGTTGACGATTATAAAAACATGATTGCAAAGGCACTGAAAGAAAGTAGACGCAGTGGTTGGAATCCGAAGTCGTGGTTGAAGTTCCTTGACAATTTAATCAATTACCTTGGAACATGGGCCGAAAACACAAGCCGATTTGCAGCTTACAGAACAAGCCGTGAAATGGGACGCAGCATTGAAAAATCAATTTGGGACGCTAAGGAGATTTCAGTTAATTTCAACAAAAAAGGTGCTGGCGCAAAGGCAGCAGGCAAATGGGAGGACGGAAACCGACTAAACGTTATGCAAGCCTACATGTCGCAAAGTGCAAAAGAGTTGTACGTATTCTGGAATGCAGGAGTTCAAGGTTTGTCAAACGTAAGCCGAACTTTTGGAAAGAGTAAAGGCAAAACACTTGCAGTTGCAGGTTTGTACTTTGCCATAGGAACAGCACTTCCTATGCTGATGGCAGCTCTTTCACAAGGCAGTGGCGATGACGATACAAACTATTACGACTTGCCCGATTGGGTACGCAGAAACAATCTGTGCTTCTACACTGGCAAGGGGTGGGTAACAATTCCATTGCCAATTGAGTTGCGTGCTTTTTATGGCTTAGGAGAGTTGGCGCAAAGTGTGCTTTCGGGCAATGAGGAATACACTGCCACTGACATCGCTACCAAAATGCTTGAACAAGTGTCACAATTATTCCCCGTTGACTTTATGGAGGGCGGTGGCAGCTTAACCTCATTTGTGCCAAGTTACGCAAAGCCCATAGTTGAAGCATACGTTACAAATAAGGATTACACAGGCACACCCATTTACAAAGACGCTGAATACAACAAAAACCGACCCGAATGGACGAAAGCCTACAAGGGTACTAATCAAGCTCTTGTGTGGGCAAGTCGCTTGCTGAATGAGTTGGGTGGAGGTGACGATGTAAAGAAAGCAAATGTTGGAGTGATGGACGTGAACCCTGCTAAAATTCAGCACTTGTTTGAAGGCTATTTTGGCGGATTAGGTAAGTTCGTGTTCCAAACGATGAAGGTAGCTTCAATGCCTTTTAATGAAGATAATCGTGAACTGAAAAATGTGCCAATCATTAATTCTTTCTATAAAACATCTGACGAAAGAACCAAAGACAGAGCCATCACCAGCAAGTTTTATAAATACAACGATGAATATCAAAAGACGAAAGAACTGCTTTCGCTTTACAAAAAGGAATTGCAGGCCCCAGAGTACAAGTCAAAGTTTTATGATTTAATGTATTCGCCCGAAGGCTTTAGCGCAACTATGATGGACTCATATAATAAACAACTAAGTGCTGTGCGAAAGGCAATGTCTGTAACTGACCCTAATAGCGACAAATACAAAGAGTTGCAGCAGCAACAAGTTGACATTCAAAAGCAAGCCGTAAAAGTGATAGAAGCGACAAAGGGAGTTGTTAATTCAGAAGATAAAGAAATGAAAGAACTTTACAACCTTTGGATGCAAGACTATTCAAATGACCCCAAAAAAGCTGAAGAAAGAAGCAACAAGACCATTGAGATGCGCAAAGATATAGTCAAACGTATCATAGATATTGCAAAGCAAAACAAACCTCAAAAAAAATAGCTTAAACACATGAAAAGTCGGCAACACCCTCCAACATAGGAGCCGTGCTGCCGACTTCAATTTAAACTTTTTACACACCAAGAATGATATTGGCATCAATGTTTAGTTGTTGGCTCATCTTGCGTGCAATGTTAAGTGTGGGTTCACAACGCCCTGACAAATAATCACTGATGCGCGAGGGGCTAACACCTAACAACTCTGAAAGTTTCTTTTGGTTTAATCCCATTTCATATATTCTCAATTTTAAGACATCAACAAGCGATGGCTGTTTGATGGGATAGTGTTCTTCCTCATACTCCGAAACAAGGTTTGATAGCAAATCTAATTCTATTAAATTTTTATCCGTCTTTGGAGTATCATCGTTCACCAATGGTAAGAGTTCTTCTATTCTTTTCATAGCAGCTTCGTAAGCCACTTTATTCTTAATCATAGTCATGTTATCAGATGATTGTAGCGTTTATTTTATCATATTCACGATGTGTTCCAATAAATCGTATGAATATGGTTTTGATGGTGAATTTTATAACAGCTATTAAACGATAATTATTACCTTTGATGTTGAACACATAATGCTGATTTCCAACATTGTCAACACTATTAAAGGTATCTTTTACGTCAGCAAAACAATCCCATTCAGCCCTTTTTGTTTTATGATACCATTCTTCAAGGGCCGTTTCAGAATCATTGAACTTTGTGTAGTATTCAACAATTTTATTTCTTGCAATAATCCTCATATAACATATTTTATATTGCAAATGTATTTATATTTTTTTGTAAAACAAAATTATATTCTAAAAAAATGAAGTATATAAAGTCGGAAATAAAAAGTCTATCAACGCAAGGTGCTTTATATTTGCATAAAAACACAAAACAATATGCAACAAGAAATTACCATACAATTACAATATGTGCTGAACAAACTGCATGAATTTACTGCTTACGAGGGAGCAAAACTCATCGTGCAAGACGAAACAGCCTACAAGCGAATAGCTACAACCGAAGTTGATGAAACGTTTTTGAAAAGTTGCATTAACGAAGCCATAGCCGACCTTTCATCTATGCTTGCCACGTATCAGCCTTATGTAACGAATAGCGATACAGGAATAAGCATAAAGCTCACACTGCCGAGCAATTTTGACACGTCACAAATAGCTGGATTGACAGATATAGCCACGATGTATTTTTATTCTTATGCGCTCTTCAAATGGTTCTCAATCATTAACAAGCAAGACGCTGAATTACAAATTCAAACGGCAACAAAAAATTTATTGTCAATGCGAAAACTTTGCACCATGCGTGCAGCCCCAATGCGCAAGCAACCCACCGAGGTGAAGTATAAAAAAACTAATTACGAATAAGCAAGATGGCAAAACAAACGATTGAGATAAAATTGTACATGAGCGAACTTGTGTACGATGTGCAGCAAAAAGCGCACCTCATAGGCGATGCAATGCGCACAGACGAAACGTCAGAACAAGCAGCAAAGGTGCAGGACTTGACCGATGAACGCAAAGACGCTATTTTGCGCTCATTCGCTGAGTCGTATGCTTGTTTACGAAATGAGTTAAGCGAATATCTTGTTGAGACGAACAGATATGCTGACAACATTTTGCAGCAAGAAGAGCGAAACAAAATCAAGCATGCACTCGTGTTTGGCTATCAAGGTAAGCCAGCAGCGCAAAGTGAGGAGAAAGAAGATAACACCTTATTTTTGATGCTTCGCGTGCCAATGAACTTTAACCTTTCAGTTCGTGGCGACATTGCTCATGCCATGCACAATTACATGACTGACCGAGCAGTTGCAACGTGGCTATTGCTAACACCTGCAAAAGCCGAAGCTGAAACCTACATTAAATCAGCACAGGCAGCATTGTTAGAACTACACACTGCCATGAACAAACGCATACGGCCCACACGTGTTCATGCACCCGAACAAACCCCACCCCAACAAAACGAATTGCGATATGAATAAAACAAAGATGATTTATGGGCCTTATGGCTATGTTATAGGCCCTGCCGACTGCATTGAAAAACTTGCAAATTGCCAGTGCAGCGCAAATAGTTCTGACGCTAAGCACAAAGTAACTTTGTTGTTTGACCGCGAAGCCCTACTTTACGACATAGCAAATGTGAGTTATGTTGAAGGTGATGTAATGCCGACCGATGATGCGCACACAAAGCACCAAGTTTTTGACATTACTGAAGACGGCAATGTTGACCGCGTGACACGTGTGCTTGACCTTGCGCATGCCATTTGCGTTGAAGAATTGTATCGTTTCACAAAAGAGCCGTGTGAAGATGACATGCAGTTAGACGATTTGTTTAAAGAATCCGACACTTACGTTATTGAATTGAATGTTTCGCAAAAGTTTTCAAACACTACTGCCAAGTTGTTAGAGCAACTTATTCATGAATACTTTGTGGCATCAGCTTTGGCCGACTGGCTATCAATAACCAACAAGGACGCTGCTGAAAAGTGGGCAATTAAAGCACAAACATTGCTTGACGAAGCAAAACGAAAAGTGAACATGCGCACAGGTGTGCTTACACGACCTTTGCGACCTTTTTAAAAAAAGAATGATATGGCAAGAGGATATAAAACAGGAGGTAGGGTGAAAGGTACGCCCAACAAGCCTAAACCCTACAAGCAAATTATATACGAGTGTATTTCGAGCGGTGTGAGCGACTATTTTGAAAAAGGACTTTTTGCACAAGATGTTGAGCAACTTGAACCAAAGGACCGCATAACAGTGATGGAGAAATTATCACAATATGTTGTGCCAAAGCAACAGAGTCAAAAGGTTGATGTGGCAGCAACTGCAAGTGTGTCCGCTTCACTCTCTGATAAACTTAAGAGCATGGCATTGCAATATAGCAGCAACAAAAAAGAATAGACATGGAACAGAGAATAGAATACAAGGGTATGACATCCAAGCCTTCTGATTACCAGAGCGAAGATGGTGAGATGAAGTTGGCTGTAAATGCGGAGTATAGGGATGGTGGGTATCATGCTGTGAGAATACCTAAAGATGTTATGTATCATAAGGACGGATTCGAACCAATGTTCGTGCATAAAGTGGAGGATAAGACTATCATTATAGGTTTTGAAAGTGATGGTGCTATAAACCCAACTTACAAATTATCTGCTTATGAATTGAATGTCAACACATTAGGAGACGAAAATTTAATAAAAGATGATATAGCGACAGAGCAAAAGTTTGATGATATATGTGCAACTGGTAAAATCATTTCGTTTGTAAATGAAGGGAAATTATGCCATTTGGTATACCAGTCTCAAGGAGCGTGTTATTTGTACCTTGTAGGATTACCAGACTTCATAAACATTCATTTTAAAGCAGTAAGACAAAATCTAAGAAGTAAAGAATGGGCAGGAGGTAATACAGATTACAAGACAGCCTTATATAATCACGGATTTAGAGGGTGGACGGATGCAGGTTGCAATACAGTTTTGGCTATTTCTGACACTATATATAAGGATGGCATTTCCATTTACTTTGTTCGTTATTCAAGCAAAGAAATGTCTATTGGATTATCAAGATCCAGTTTGGGCAACAATAATAAATCTACTGCAGGAACAAAAGGTAATTTTGAAATAGCAGAAAACTTTATACTATCAGCTGTAAATTCGACAAAGAAAGAACTTGATAAAAAAGGTCTTTTTATGTACCCTGTTGTATTGAGATATGCAATGAAAATGTATGATGGTAATTATATCAATATATCACCACCGATTTTAGTATTCCCTTCCAATGATAGCCCTACTCTTATCGTTAAGAATGAGGGTGCAGTAGAAGAAAGTTCATCAGATACCGAAAAAACAAAGTTTATAAAATATGTCATTAAAGAAGCTTATGTTGGATTTGAAGCATATCAAATAGAATGTAAGAATGATGGTGATACTACGACAGAAATATCAAACAATTTAAACAACCTAAGAAAATGGCAGGACTTAATTGCTTCAATAGATATATTTGTATCTAAGCCTTTGTATACAATAGATACGGATGAATTAGATATTGAAAGAACTCTCAAATTAGACGGGGCAAATGATAGTGATTTTAAATTAGTTTTCAAGAAGAAACTTGGCTACAAAGAAGCTAAGGATATTCAAAATTTCTATTTGGTTCGTTCTTTCCCCATACGCGAATATCTGGATGGTTGTAAGGATTGGAATAATATAATTGAAAAAGACAAACAGACTCTTGTAAACTATACAGAAGGAACGCAATTAACAGATAATTCTTTCTCAAGCCAAAACATACAAGCATCAAGGTTATATAGTTTCAACTCACGATTAGTTGCTGCAAATATAAGGAAAATGCACATGAGCGGCCTTGACATAAGCATTGAAGCACCACTTGTAGAAGATTCCGAAAAGAATACATCTACAGAGGCAACACCTTCACATGCAGACGTCATAAATAAGAAGTATATTGATATCAACACAGGAAATGTTAGTAGTGCTTTTTGCGAAGTCTTATTTGATACGCGAAACTATAAAAAGCAAATTGGTAACATTGAAGTAAATGAATATCGCTCATCTTCATATTCTAAGTGCAAAATTCGTGCGACATCAAAGGACTTTAATAATTCTTCATTGCGCATTCCTTTATTTATAACAATTCCAGAGTCGAAGGCAGATAGGTTATCAATTGTACCAAATCTTAGTAGTGATACCGAAGTTACAAATGTAGTAAATGCTAAAGCTTTGGTTCTACAACTTAACCAGAGTGACTTTCTAAATGTATCATATTGTTTCAATGAGAAAAATGAAATAAAAAATGCCATCATTAATACTACACAGACACAACCAGGATATGATTTGTATTCATTACCTAACCGTGATTATGAAGAAAATAGAAACTTAGTAAAAATCTCAGAAGTTAATAACCCATTTGTTTTTAAAGATGGTAATAGCGCACAATGTGGTGAAGGAACTGTTTTATCCCTTGCAAGCAACTCGCGTGCAGTAAGCCAAGGCCAATTTGGCCAATACCCTTTGTATGCTTTCTGCACAGATGGTGTGTATGCTATTGGGGTAGGGACAGACGGAACGCTGCAAAATTGCTCACCTTTTTCATACGACATTCTATCTGATGCCAATAGCGTGTCAAACATGGAGAGTAGCGTTGTGTTTGTAACTAAACAAGGCATAATTTCGTTAGGCGGTGAGGGGCGTCAACTCTTATTGCCTGCCGACCCTACTGCCACTTATGATTACGACACGTGCAAAGGCAATCATCAAGCAACATTTATACAAAAGGCTTTCACAAATGTATTGCACCTTGATGCAGTCCCCCAAATGGTTGACCTTTATACCTACCTCACAACTGGAGCGCGAATTGCATACGACTACCCTCATGGGCGACTGATAGTGTACAACCAAAAGCATAACTATTCGTATGTGATGGAAGCTGCTTCGGGCATGTGGAGCATCATGACACAAGGTTTTCATAGTAACTTGAATGTGTACGAAGAGTGTTTAATGGTGAAAGAGGTGAGTACAGCCAAAGATCATACGCAATATAAGGTGTACAACTACTCGTCAGACAAAGTGGTTGAAGCGCAAAAAGCCTACCTCATTACGCGACCATTTAAATTAGGCTATCCCGATGTGCATAAAACACTGCATAGCCTTATTCAGAGAGGAGTTTTTTGCAGTAAGGACGATGTAAAGCAAGCACTTTATGGCAGTAACGACCTTTACAACTGGGTGCCTGTGTGGTCAAGTTCAAACATTTATCTTAGAGGGTTTAGGGGGACTGGCTACAAATACTACCGACTGATGTTGTTCCTTCCCGAATTTAAACAGAACGAAACCTTGCAAGGAACAACCATTACTTTTGCCCCACGAATGACCGACATGCAACGATGAGCCTAAACACTGACGGATAAAATTAAATTAAGATGCCAAGCATGAACGACATATTGCACGAAAACGCGCAGCGAAATGCTCAACTATTTGCAACCTTCAACCCCGTTACGGGTGAGGGTAGCATACTTGAACGTGTGCTTGTTACGATAACGGACTTCCCGATTAAAAAGCAATGGTTACCCAAAGAGATGATGAAAGAGCCGTTTGTGAAACAATTAGCTGAATGTGGCAGCATACGCAAGTTTTACGACACACTGAACGAAGATGCCGTGTTCAGCAATAATGAAGCCGACTACATCATACAAACGTTTACGCGCATAAGGTGCAAGTATGACTTTGCGTTTTGGGCCGTGATATATGTGTTAATCAGCAACAAATTAGGTGGCGACGACATTCACTTTAGTTTGAATTACCCACAACGCATACTCATTACGCGATTTGAGCAAATGCGATTGGCCAACCAACCCATACGTTTAATACTGCTCAAAGCTCGACAATGGGGCGGTTCAACAGCCACACAAATTTATATGGCATGGTTGCAGTTGGTGCAAGAGGAGGGATTGAACTCGCTGATTGTGGGTCATGTAAAAGATGCTTCATACGAGGTGCGTGATATGTTTGACAAAATGATAAATGAGTACCCACTCGCTATGCTGCACAACGTTGGTGAGGAGTTTGACCCTAACGAACCCAAACAAAGTGCTGTGGGTAATAGTGGCAACATTAAACGCATACCACAGCGGAATTTCAAAATAAAAATTGGGTCGTATGAAAAGCCAGAGTCGGCACGTGGTGGTGCTTATAGTCTTGTGCATTGCACCGAGGTGGGCCTTTGGTCTCCTACTGACAATCACTCGCCCGAAAAGGTAGTACGTTCAGCCTGTTCGGGCATAACCCTAAAGCCACTGACAATGATAGTGTACGAAAGCACGGCAAATGGCACAGGCAATTTTTTTGAACGCGAATACAATGCTGCAAAAGAGAGTGACGAACACCTACGAAGAGGTGAAGAAAGCACCTCACAATTTCATTCACTCTTTATAGCGTGGTATCAAATCGAATTGGACCGAAAGGAGTTTAAAACCGAAAAGGCAAAACGTGATTTTGCACAAAGCCTTGAAGCGCAAAAAGACCAAGTGTACTCCCCTACCAATCGTGCTGAACCAGGAAAATACTTGTGGTACTTGTGGCAATGTGGCGCAACCCTTGAAGCCATAGCGTGGTACATTGACGAAAGGAAAAAATATACCGACCATGGCGACATGGCGAGTGAGTACCCCACTGACGATAACGAAGCCTTTGTTTATTCAGGCTGCAAGGTGTTTGACAAATTGCTTGTTGAGCAATTCCGCCCTGCATGCCGACCACCGCGTTATGTGGGCGATGTATATGCCGATGGCGATGAAGGTAAAGAGGCTTTGCAACACGTAAGGTTTGCACCCGACAAAACAGGATTGCTATGCGTTTGGGACAAACCCGAAGTTGACCCACTTGAAAAAATTAAAAACCGCTACCTTGTTGTAGTAGACATTGGTGGTCGGTCTGCCAAGGCCGACTGGTCGGTAATTTGTGTGATTGACCGACTATATCTTATGAGCGGTGAACGCCCCGAAGTGGTGGCACAATGGTATGGCCACATCGACATTGACTTGTTGGCATGGAAGGCAGCGCAAATAGCAAAGTGGTATGACGATGCTTTGCTTGTGATTGAAAGCAATACGCTCGAAACGAAAGACAAATACCGCATGGTTGATGGCGACCAATCGCAATTCATTCTTTACGAAATTAAAGAGGTGTACGACAACCTTTATGCACGCGAACAGAGCGAAGACGAAATTCGTGAGGGCGCGCCACGCAAGTATGGTTTTCACACCAATGCAGCCACCAAACCCATGGTAATTTCAAACCTTGTGAAAGTGGTGCGTGAGCATTTGTATGTTGAACGCGACACGCGCTGCCTTGACGAATACCTTACTTACGAGCAAAAGCCTAATGGCGCATATGGTGCCATAGCTGGCAAACATGACGATTTGCTTATGACACGTGCCATTGGTCTGCACATAGCCTACAACTTTAAGGTAATGCCACTGCCCATTGTAGTTGAGCGAAAAGTTAGCATGAAACCCAAGCACAAAGTGAACAAAATAACCGAAGCGGTGATATAGCTTTTCCATTCACCATTTCACAACATGCCGTTTGCGTGCTGCATTAATAATGATTTTAGCTTGTGATGCTGAAAGGTAAAAGTGTGGAGCAGGACTATTGACAATCCTAAAAATAATGCGCGACAAGGGCAACCCTTTGTTTTGGGCTCGCATCTCGTTGTAACGGCGAAAGAGTTCACGATACATTTGCCTTTTCATTCCGTTAGCAAACACCACATCACACCCTCGCAACATGGACGAAACGGCAATGGCAGCACGCTCTTCGCTCACCCAAAAACGTGAGCAAGGGTGTTTAACCACACGTTCAAACACCTTGTTCATGCTAATATGCTTGCATTGAGCTAACTCTTGTTTAAATGCTTTAACGAGTTCCCTCTCGCGCTGCATTTTGTAAGGGAATGATGAGCCAGTGTGTTTCATAAGCAAATGAAAAAGTAAAAGGCGAGTGATGCAAATTTTACGTTTGCAGCACTCGCATATAATTATGAGATGAAAAGTTATTGTGTTGTACAAGCGCAAAATTAAAAAAAATCATTTAACGAGGTTGGAAATAAAGAAGTTATATTTCACTTACCCACTAAATTTGCTACAAAGAATAAAACGAATGCTTATGGAAGATGAAATAAAAGGACAGGAAGTTACGCAACCAGAAACACAAAGCGAAACACCTTCTAAAAAGTCGAAACGCGATATGCTACGCGAGCGACTTTCAAAAAAATATCCCGACAAAAACTTTGACGATGATGAAGCTTTTGCTGGGCAAGTTAGTGATGACTATGATGATTACGACAAACGATTAGCGGACTATCAGAAGAACGAACAAGCTATTGGCGATATGTTTGCCACTGACCCTCGTGCCACCTCGTTTTTGATGGAGTGGAAAGATGGGAGCGACCCCGTTGTGGCTCTTGTACGCACTTTTGGTAAAGACATTGTAGATGCTGCTGATGACCCAGCACGGCAGGAGGAAATAGCTAAAGCCAACAGAGAGTACATTGAAAGAGTCAACAAGAGCAAGGAACTTGACAATGAGTATGAAACGAATTTACAAGAGTCGTTACAAACTCTCGCTGATGCTCAAAAACAAAATGGTTGGAGTGATGAGCAAATTGATAATGCGTTTCAACAACTCTTTCAAATTGTTGATGATGCAGTGATGGGCAAATTTAGTCCAGAAACCTTGCAGTTAGTGATGAACGCACAGAACTATAATCAAGACATTGCTACTGCACAACAAGAGGGTGAAGTAAAGGGACGCAATGCTAAAATTGAGGAAAAATTGCGCAAAGCCAAATCGGGAGACGGAACACCGCAGCTCAATGGCAAGAACGGGAAAGTACAGCGTTCACCAACTCAACAAAGCATATTTGCCCTTGCATCACAAGCATAAATCACAGACTTATATAGAGATGAATTTTGAAACAATTCAATTCCCGAATGAAGTCAAAGTCAGTGCTGGTAAGGGAAGCACAGGACTAAGGAGCCAATTACCAGGAGTGGCGACAACCGTATCAGCTTTAGCTATGGCTACTGGAGGAATGAAGGGTGGTTCACTCTTCATTAAACAGAACAATAACAAATAAACAGAACAATTTTATAAAACTATGGCAGAAATCACAGAAAACGTTCAGATGAAGTCAGACGCTGCAATCACCCCCAGTAAGGGTTCAGCAGGTTTGTCAACCCAAGTTTCGGGTCAAGCAACAACCGTGTCGAATGCAGCCAATGCAACAGGTGGTGTTGGTGCTGGCAATTTTGTTGAACAAGACATTGATGCAGACCTTTTTGCCTTTAAAGGTGATGACACTCCTCTTATGCAACTTATGCTTAAGGCTAAAAAGGTACCTGTTGACTCGCCCGAAGTGGAACACTACATGATTGACGAGCCGAAATCGTCAGTAACCACAATTAATGCAGTAACCGAAAGTGCTAATTCAAGTTCATTCTCACTTCCTCTTGATGGCACAGAACAAAACATTCCACAAGAGTTTGGTACTTTACTCGTAAAGGGTGTTGCTGGTTATGACGAGCAAGGTAAGAATAAAACACCAGGCAAAGACTTGATGTTGTTTGTAACTGGTCGAGATTCAGATGGCAACCCCGTTTGTCGTGCCGTGAATGGTAAGCGCATGACAGGTTCAACATTCTGTTCCGTGCCAGCTATTCCCGAAAACACAGAAATCTGCATTCTTTCAAACGCATTGTATGAAACACAAAAAGAGGTTGCTCCCGACCTTATTGTTCCGCAACCTCGCGAGGTGTACTTGCAGAAGCGAGGTATGAACCAAATTGTATCAGACTATTTTGAAAGTCAGAAAAAGCACATTCCATTTTCACAAGCACTCATTGCAGAACAAGCCATTACCAACTTTAAGACACGTTGCAACCGCACATTGTGGGCAGGTCGCAAAGGTAAGTTTACGGTAAATGTACCCAAGTTGGGCGCACAGACTGTTTATTGTGCCGAGGGTATTCGTTGGCAGTTTATGCGTGAGTTGCAGCATACTGGCAAGTGGACCATAGAGAAGATTATTGCATTGGCAAAGATGTTCTTTACAGGTGAAGATGTGCCTAAGACTGCTATTCTTTTGGCTGGTAAGAATTTGCTTGAACAAATTCAGTGCATTGACTATACACAACACCCCGAAATTCAAATTTCTACCAAAACTAATCCAGTAGGTTGGATTGTAACCAACTTCCATACCGTGTTTGGCGATATTGAAATTAAACGTGAACCGACACTTGATAAATTAGGTTGGAGCAATTCGGGTGCTTTGTTGGGCGAAGACCGATTGGTTCATTATAAACGCACAAGTGACCACGAATTTTCAGACCGCGTAGAGGGCGAAGAAGCAACTCGCAAGGGTTTGATTGTGTGGGATTGTCTTGCGCTGAAAGGCGGTTGTCATATCTTCATCAATGGTGAAGGTGATGACACCAATGAAGGTGCAATTACCTTTGCCATGTGGGAGAAAGATACTGCTCCTGAAACGACTGAAGGCATTGTTTACTACCTCATCAATGATTGTGTTGCTATCAACAAGTCGGCAAAAGCTGGCACTATGTGGCAGTACAAAGACACCAAGTGGGTAGAGTACACAGGCGAAATTTACGGTTAACCATTCGCGATGTCAGACGCTACCACACTTGCGTCTGACATTGCTCTCTTAATATCAGAAGAATGAATAAAAAATTGAAAACCTATGGTGTTTATGGTTTAATGGATTGGCAACCGCTATTGCATGTTGGCAAGGCTAAATTCCAACCTTTATTTAGTGGTGGCGGAGTAACAGCCTATGGAGAGACACCAGCTAAATATACAACATCAAACCCTGTGTGCCAACACATTATTGAAAGTAGTCACTATTTCAAATCGGATTATATCAAGTTGTTATATGAACATGGTTCAGATAATCATGAAGGTGATAACGAAGTACAAGAAAATGAGGAAGAGCAAGCTTTAAAAGAAATGCTATTTAATTCGTTAGGAGATGCTTCAACTTATTTAAACGAAAACTTTGGCACACCTAAGAGCAAACTTCGCACACGTGAAACTATCATTGAAGTTGGCAAAGCGAATGGCATTGATGTAAAAATTACAGATTAACAGAGAACAATGGAATTGCACTCACTATCCAAAGTAAAACCAGATAACGTTGGCGGAATGGATTCCGTTGCAGCAGAAAAGAAGCATAACCCTTCAAGAGCTTATGAGGTGCTTGCAATGGCACAAACTTTCTGGAATAATATGGACGATTTCCGTAAGGAACGTGAGCGCAATAAACGCTATGCTTACGGAGACCAATGGGACGATATGATTGAAGTGGAAGAGAATGGCTGCAAACGTAGAATGACCGAAGAAGCCTACATACGCAGCCAAGGTAATATTCCACTAAAGAACAATCTTATTCGTCGCCTTATTCGCAATGTGATAGGTGTGTATCGTAGCCAAAGCAAAGAACCCGTTTGCAACGCACGCGACCGCGATGAACAAAAGCTAGGAGAAACGATGTCAACCGTGTTGCAGTATAATATGCAACTCAACCGCATGAATGAACTTTATGCAAGAACCATGGAAGAGTATATGGTAGGCGCATTTGTAGTTCACAGAAAGTGGTATGGTTGGCGCAACGACAAGTTAGATTGTTGGACGGATTATGTTAATCCCAATCGTTTTTTTGTTGACACCAATATGCGTGATTTTCGTGGTTGGGATGTTACTTGTCTTGGCGAGATACACGACATCACATTTGGCGACCTTGTAGCCCAATTTGCACAATCGCCAGATGATTATGAAAGGTTAGCGAACATTTATCGTGCTGCTAACGATTTAAAAACTTTTGTTAGCACACGTGAACGTTTTGGTGTTTCGACAAAACGCAACGACCTTGACTTTTTGCTGAACACAGATGAGTCGCTTTGTCGTGTAATTGAGGTGTGGCGCAAAGAGCAAAAACCTCGCATTCGATGTCATGACTACAATAATGGTGACATTTTCAAAATAGATGTTCAAGACAAGAAAGAACTTGTTGACGATGTAAATGCGCAGCGCATTGAACAAGGCCGTGAAGCAGGAATGGAGGTAGATGATATTCCCTTAATTGAAACAGAATGGTTTGTTGATAGTTATTGGTATTACTATTATCTAACCCCATTTGGCGACATTTTAGCGGAGTGCGAAACACCTTATGCGCACAAAAGCCACCCTTATGTGTTCAAGGCATATCCGTTCATTGATGGCGAAATACATTCTTTCGTTTCAGATGTGATAGACCAGCAGCGTTATTCAAATCGTCTTATCACCTTGTATGATTGGATAATGCGTGCTTCGGCAAAAGGTGTGTTGCTCGTGCCAGATGATTGTTTGGGCGACCAAAGTCCTGAAGATTTTGCTGATGCTTGGACAAGATTTAATGGTGTGGTGGTGTATCATGCTAAGCCTGGTGTTCCTGCTCCTACACAAGTGGCGAACAATTCAACAAACATTGGTATCAGTGAATTGCTGAATTTGCAACTAAAGTTTTTTGAGGACATTAGTGGTGTGCATGGTGCTTTGCAAGGCCGACAAGGAGTTAGTAGTACGAGTGGTACGCTATATGCTCAACAGGCACAGAACGCTACAACAAGTTTGTTGGATTTGTTAGACTCTTTTTCGCAATTTGTAATTGACGCAGCTTATAAGGACGTAAAAAACATTCAGCAGTTTTACGACCAAAAGCGAACTTACAACATTGCAGGTCGCTCGGCCACGCAAATTGAATACGACCCTGATAAGATACGCGACACGGAGTTTGACCTATCTATTGTAGAGTCAACCGCAACACCTGTTTACCGACAAATAGCCAACGATTATCTTATTCAGTTTTGGCAGTCGGGGCAAATCAGTTTGCAGCAGTTGCTTGAAGTGGGCGACTTTACGTTTGCCGACCAATTGTTACAAAGTATTCAGAGCCAGCAACAAGAAATGCAGCAAGGGCAGATGCCCGAAGGAGTTTCGCCCGAACTTATGCAACAAGCGCAACAAGGTGCTAATATGAACGCAGTAAATCAACTCTATGGTGCCGTGAGAGGTGATGAAGAACCAACGTATGGAGGACAACTACAATGACCAATTATAAAGTAAATGAAATAGTAAAAGAGGTACGCATTGCCATTGACCAAAATATGGACGGAACTATGTTGTCTGATTTTGGAGACTATGATACGCTGGCACTTGACGAGATTATTCAGTCAAAAATAGTAGATGGTGCGAAACTCATTATTGGTGCTGCACCTATTCACATGATAGGTAAGGGCATAACAACGATAGAAAAACCCAATGTGGAATACAATAAGGTGTTCGATAATGACAAACGCTATTATGCACAAGTTGCAGTACCCAATGATTACTTTCGACTTGTTTCGTTCCGTATGGCTGATTGGCTGATGCCTGTTACCGAAGAGGAGGTCATAACTCCTACTGATGCCGAATATACCTTGCAGCGTAGTAGAGTTGAAGGAGTAAGGGGTTGCCCCGAAAGGCCTGTGTTAGCTTTTGTTCCGAACATTGAAAGTGGCGATAACGATTATTGCTTTGAAGCCTATTCATGTGCTGGTAAATCAGCGTGTAGTTATACCTATTTGTCAAATCCCCAAATAAATAAAAGTGGCGAGATTTCATTGCCCGAAAGACTTTATAGGCCCATTGTGTATGCTATTGCTTATTTAGCAACAATAGCATTTAATGCTGAAGGACAAGCAGCCGTATTACTGACTACTGCTAAGCAGTTGGCCGATATTACTGACACTATTCAGCAACAACCTCAGCAAGTTCAGCAGTATCAACCTCAACAAAGTGAAGAGCCATGAAAAAACCATGGAAAGACATAGAAGGCAGTGAGGTGCGTGTTGATGTAGGCTCAACACGTGAACAAGCCTTGGGCGACAAAATGCCTGCCGAGGTGTTGTGCTTTACCACCGACAATCGCATTGTGATGAATGGTGAGGAGTTTCCCGACACAAGCAAAATTGTCGATGAAGTTCGTAAGGACTCTTTTGCACTTTACATTGAGGGCGAGGTGTTTGCGCTAAAGGCTGATGATACGGCCGAAAGGGTAAACGAAGTAATGCCACTCTCACTATTTAACAAAATACTAAGTGGCATTGCAAGTGGCAGAGGTTTTTACACTGACACGGGGTCGGTTGAGGTGTATGTTCACAAAAGCCTAAGCGAAACAACTCTTTACCTTGAATCGCCTACTACACGTATTGGCTTTTACAAGCAAGCACGTGACGAACAAGTATCGTTATACGACATTAAGCCTTCACAAGTTAGACGGATTGAAGCTTTAGAAAAAACAGTGGAACAACTTAAGCAGTTGCTTACACTGGTTTAATTAATCATTATATAATCATTTTTAAACAATGGCAAACTTAAACAAAATTGCGAGTGGAACTATGATTGGTTTTACCGCAAACAAGACGGTTGCAGCAGCGAAGAATGACACTACCACCAATCGTGTTGACATTTGCATGACCAAAGAGCTGTACCTTAATGGTGAGCGATTGGGCATTACAGATGCAGAGAGTACTTATTTGGCAAAAAAGATAACTGAGGAGAACAATGCCCGACTGCAAGTTGAGGTAATCACTTATGTTAATGGCACTGCCACCTCAGCACCTTATGTTGATAAGCAAGATGGCACGAGTGTTAAGGTGGTTGTTGCAGCTAAGTGGGACGGATCTTATGTTGCAGCCGACTCTATTACTTTAACTAATAGTGCTGCCACTGCCCAAACGCTTGTGGCCGATTTATCAAAAACAGGCGCACAAGCCACTACTGCCACACTTAAGGCCGATGAACGATACATGGCCACAGTTACACACAATGGGGTGAAAAAGGTAGTGTATTCAGCACAAATCAGAGCCTACTATCCCGTTTACTATGGTGTTAATTCAGCAGAAACAATTTCGGCAGTTACGGGATTGACCAAAAAGACTGCTACCGCATCGGCAGCAGGAACTTATGCTTTCACCTTTGCTGAGGGACAGTATGCTTATATCCTTATTCCTACGGGTGTGGGCAAAGGCAAGTTTGCAACTGCCGACAAGGAAGGTGTTTACCATGCCAGCGAAGGTGTTAGTGATGTTCCGTTTATTAAGCAGTCAACTAATGTAACTTATAATAGTGCTACTTATGAAGTGTTTAGACTCGCATCAGCACAAAGCGTAAGTTCACATGATATCACAATTTAAAAAGAGAGGAGGAAAAACAAATGGCGAATCCAGTATATATTAAATTTACAGGACGATTAAAGTCTACAGCCCAAGAAGGAATCTTAGCTGAAGCACAACAAGTGCAGGATGTCTCTCTAAATAAGAATCAGCAAGCTATAAATGCAGAATTATATTCAAAAGTAAACGCAGTTGGTTCTCAGATTAATACTGCTGTTGCTGGCGTATATAAGTATAAAAAATCGGTTGCGAGTCTTTCGGAAATTTACGCATTGACTTGTTCTGTAGGTGATGTATTCAATGTTACTAATGATTTTACTTTTGAAGGTAAGACCTACAAAGCAGGTACTAATGTGGCCGTAAAAACAGGTTTTAGAGCAGGTGTAGGAACTGAAGCAAATCTTGACCCACTTGGTGGTATCACAGACCTTAGTCAGTATTACACAAAGACCGAAGTTAACACCAAACTTGCCACGAAAGTTGACCAAACCACCTACGCAACCGATAAGGCAACTTTAGAAGCGAATACAGCCAAAAAAGGCATTGTTCTTGAAAGCAAAAAGGTAGGATTTGAAACTTATGACCCTTTTACTACAAAAGACGCAACTTCTGAAACAATAGCTGGATATTTTAATGGGACGAATGCCCCAACGTTTGACGCATTGTTTAGTGCTATTCAAGCAGGTGTTACGGTGTCGCGTAAGTTTAGAGAAAACTCCTTTGGTGTGCTTGATAATAGCGGAGTAATGAATTGTTCAAAAGCATACGCCTATGATTGCAAGGAATATAATAGTTCAGACACATCAAAATATACAAGTAGCAAAAATATAGAACTTGAAATAGGTTCTATTGGTGTGTTAATTACAAAAGCATCAGATGGCACTTTATCATCTACAATAGGTCCTTCAGACCTTCAAAGAGAAAGAAATAGAATCACAGCTCTTGAAAAATTGCTTACGCTTGCATAATTAGCATAAATAACTTTGTTAGAGAAAGATGGAGGTTTAGAAAAGAAAGTTTCCATCTTTTTCTGATTTAACACATAAAACGATATGGCAACAAAAGATTGGAAATCACTTGAAGGCAAACCTTGGCGACTTGATGTTGGGTCAACACAAAAGGAGGCCTTATCAGCCACCAACCCTGCTATACTACACGTTACGACAGAACAAAGCATTGTAATGAATGGCGAGGTTGTAGGAAGAGGGAAACCTGATATTTCTGCCGAGGGTGCACGCGCTGCAATAGCCTTACACGCGGCCGCAGGAGACAAAAAACTATTTGGTCCAAATAATATTTTAAATACAAATAACAACACGTTAGGTGGTACTATTGGTAAAGGTATATATGACAGCTCAACTCCAACAGAATACAAAAAGGGAAGTCCTTTTGAAGTATTTTGCACGCAAGGCATAATGTCAGGTGTACACAGCGAAAAGTATATGATATGGTTCGGATTGCGCAAAAGTGCGACCAACATAGAGCGATATAGTTGTCAACAAGTTATAGGGCAAACCGAGGAAGAGTTTTACAAGTATGGAACTCCAGTAGCATTCCGTCTGAATGATGGGAAAGTATATACCCCCTTTAAAGGCAGTAGTGGGTTGAGTATAGGTACATCTAAAGAATATATATTGTCGCGAGAATGTGTTATTCCTTCGTATAGTGATTTGCACGATGCTGCAACAAGTGAAAAAGATGGCTTAATGTCTGCTGCCGACAAACAAAAGTTAGACAATGTGCCAACTAACACAAAAGCGAAGTTGAAGAAGTTGTCTAATCCCGACTTTAAAGTTGTTGTTCGTAAGGCTATTCCTTTGCACCCAAGAAAAGGCATGAAGTATTTCTTTGATAATGATATTCGGTTCTCTATACCTCGTAAGTATATTGTTGATGAAGGTTATACGATAACTGTGCCTAATGATGGAAAGACGTATTATACGATTCCTAATACGACACAAGGAAGCCAAAATATAATTCCTAATGGTACTATTATAAATAATGACAATTACGACACATATTTCCAAGTATTCAATAGAGATGTTTCTGTAAGTCAAGTTTTGTGTTGCAAGACAAGTATGCCTGCCTTAGTTACAATAAAGAAAGAAGGCTTTAGTCTTGAAGCGAACACTATTAGAGTTTCAAATCTTTCAGAACAACTTTGTTTTGATACATATTCTCTTTATAGAAAAGTTGAAGCAAATAAAGTCGTATTTGATATTCCTTTGCCATCTGTAAGAGTTGGCGATACTATAAATAACGTTCCTTATCTCCAGTTTTTCAAAGAAAAGAGGAAAACGTTTGGTGTTTTTAATGAAGAAGGAAAAATCGATTTTATAATGGATAAAGGGAAAAAGTATTATGGTAAAAGAATATGTAAAATAAAAGACAAAAAAGTTCTTAAGACAAAGCACGGAGTCTTTTATGTATCAAAAACTATTGTCAATAAAAGAAAAAGATGGAGTAATTGTTTCAGTAATTACAAAAATTATGGCCCTAAATTAAAAATAATTATTGAAAACGGAGTAATAAAAAAAAGGATGTAAGATTCACGTAATAAAGTATAGTGTTTCACACTCATCTCTATTGAGATCTTACAACCTTTCAATGCAAAATTACAAACAATAAAATACCCATGCAAATAAAATCGCGAAAAAATGACAGAAATTATACAAACCATATCAGCCATTGTAACGGGAGTAGCCTTACCCTTACTTGGCGTATTCCTTTTTTATGACGCAAAAAAGAGGGAAGCAGCAGCAAAGGCGAGCAAGGCCGAAGCCGAAAACATTACACAATATGCAGCGCAATGGCGAGAACTCTATGAAGAAAAAGTAAAGCACGAAGAGGATTTAAACGAAAAGATTGACGGACTTTATGTGCAGTTAGGCCAACAGCGTGATGAACTTACACAACTAAAAAAGGAGATGGCTGACTTGACGGTTAAATTCAAATATGCCGAGAGCCAAAAATGTACGGTGTATGGTTGCCCAAACCGACAGCCACCGCAACTGATTTGTGCTTCAAGCAATCACCCAGAGCAATGAAATGGACAAAGTATTTAACAGAACTCATTCGCGTAAATAGTGGCCATAGCAGCAAGGCATTCTTTTTGGTGGCCGTCACCTTGATAGGTTGCTTGTTGTTGTTTTGTGTGGCATTTGTAATGGTGTGGGAGGTGGTTACTAACGGAACTATACGTACCGACCTTATGGGCCTAAGTGCCTTTGTGGGTAGTGTGGCAAGTTTGTTTGTAACGGCAGGCATCACCAAAGTTTATGGCGAAAAGAAAGAACTAAAGAACGATGAAAAATAATGATTGGACGGGTGGATATAATTCCGTGTTTAAATGCCTTGGAGCCGTGGGGCATTCAAACGGGCGAAGAGAGCAACACGATTATTATGCAACCGACCCTATTGTATTAAACTATTTACTTGAAAATGGTTTATTGCCACACAACATTTGGGAATGTTCATGTGGCGAGGGGCATTTAAGCAAGCGACTTGTTGAGAATGGCTATAACGTTTGTAGCACCGACTTGATAGACAGAGGTTATGGTTTGTCTGGTATTGACTTTTTAAAGACCGAAGAAGTACCTTTTAAAGGCAGTGAACCGATGTGCATTCTCACCAACCCTCCTTACAAATTTGCCAATGAATTTATTCTTCATGCCTTAAAGTTGATTAAGCCCAATGACAAGGTGTTTATGTTTTTGAAAACAACTTTTTTGTAGGGTAAGAAACGCAAAGAAATTCTTTTTGACAAATATCCTCCTAAGCGAATTTACCAATTCAGCGGACGCATTGTATGTGCTAAGAATGGAAAATTTGAACGTATGCGGAAAATAGGTAGTGCCGTTGCTTATGCTTGGTACGAGTGGGAGGTTGGTTCGTATGGCACAACAACACTCAAATGGATATAATACAATAATAATATAGATGGAAAATTGGAAAGAATTAGCGGCATTTGTGCTGGAGCGCGAGGGCGGCTATTGCAACAGAAAGGCTGACAAGGGAGGCCCTACTAACAAGGGTGTGACATTGGCGACTTACCGCAGTGTGTTTGGGCAGCACAAGACGGTTGAGGACTTGAAGCGCATCAGTGATGCAGAGTGGGAGCACATATTCAAGAGATACTATTGGGACAAGTGCAGGGCTGACTACATACAGGACAAGAGTGTGGCTTTTATTCTTGTGGACTGGGCCTATAATAGCGGAGTCAAGACGGCCGTGACGCACTTGCAGCGGATAGTTAAGACTACTGCCGATGGCATCATGGGCAAGCAGACCTTGCAGGCGGTAAACACGCGTAGTCCGCTGCCGTTGTTTGGAGCGTTGAAGCAAGACAGGATAGCGTTTTATCGGGCTATTGTGGCAAAAAATCCGAGCCAAAAAGTGAACTTAAACGGTTGGCTAAATCGGGTGAACCACTTTGCGTATGGAAAGTTTGTTTGATAAAAAAAAACTGCCACACGGCAAACTCGTGCGGCAGTAAGGTGTTCTAATAAATCTTTGCTTATGGTGGCTTAATGTTTGCAGCCTATCAGAATTGTACAGATTTCAGATGGTCAACGAACTTGTTTAATCCTTGCTGGATAATGTACAACTGCTTGTCTGATGCTGATGCAAGTCCTTGCTTGTATTTGCGCATTAAAGAGGGGTTAAGCCCAACAAAACGAGCAAATTCAGAGGCGTTGATAAAGGGAAATGCAAGAAAGAATGCTGTCAAATCGTATGTAAACGATATTTCTGCATTTTTCCAATCTGGATATTTCCCGTGTTTCTCAAAGAAGTAATCAACTTGCTCTTTGAAAACATCGTTAAAATCTTCCCTTGCTTCTGATTCGGTTTTGCCATAGCCAAGCAGCCAGGGCATTTCCCGAACACAGATGGCAAATCCGCCATCTTGTCCGCGTTCAATAACAGCATTAAGTTTCATATTACTTGGCATTTTGGGGTTATTCAAATAGAAAGAACCGCTCCACTTAATATGGAGCGGAGAACCATGGTTCTTTTACTTCTTAGGTTGTTTCAACCCAGCCGCCCTCAAAATAGAATTTAGTGTGCCAGTAGGCACTTCTGCTGATTTATGACGGCCAACGGGTATGAAAAAATCAAAATCGGAATGAACATATTTGAAATGTCGCGAACCTTTTTTGATTTCCCAACCATTGGATTCTAACAACCTATACAACTCTGAAAATTTTACCATCGCTGATTTATTATTAGAACAATGCAAAGGTAACGATAATGTTCCAAATAACAAAATGTATTCTGTAAAAAATGAATAGAATTTGTAGTTTTCTTCTTGTCATTTTCTGTGCAGTTGTCTTGCACAGCAGTTGCGCGCGCAAGGTGGTGCAGAGCATGGAGCGAACGAGTGATACACTCATCATCCACCATAGCGACACGCTACAAGTGTATGACACCATCAAGGTTATTTCCACTCATAAAACAACCGACAGCGTAACAGACAACATGGTTACATACGTTGTGGTAGACACCACAGGTCGAGTGCTGACAAAATATGTGTACCGAGACAGGAAAGTGTATCATAATAAGGACGCGCTGAGCGCGAATAGCCATGCGAGCAACGTTCAGCGTGTAAGCAATAGCAAAGGAAAGCAAACAACGATAAGTACAAAACAAAAGAAAGTTGCTGAAACATCTGCATTGTACGAAGCGAAGAAATTTGCTTTTTACTCTATTTTATTAGTTGCGATTGTTGCAATCATCTACTACTTTATATACAAAAAACGTAAGTGATTTTATTGTGTTGAGTTGGCAAGCGAGGAGCCGTGCGCGGTGTTCCTCTGCTTGCCTTTGTCTTTTATTCAATCAACAATAAAATCCGAAATAATGAAACAACTTGAAGATATATACAACAGAGTGGTTGAAGCCACCTTAGAAGCGATTGGATTAACATTTGAACAACTCGCGACCTCACGCACAGAAAGAAGTGTTATTGCGCGTGTGGTAATGATTAACACGCTTATTGAGATTGGCTTTACGGAGTTTGATATTGCAGCCGTTAGCGGAATGAGTCAGCAGCGAGTAAACTCACTGAAGAATAGTGCGAGGTACAGGCTTAAGGGGCTTGCTGCACGGGTGATGAGGGAGGAGGTGAAGAAGCGTCTGGTTACGCAATAGTGGAAAATAATCGGTGATAATCTGGCAGAAATGCGTGTTTTCTGTGCATTTTTCCGAAAATAATCCGAGATAAAGGACTGACTAAAAAGAATGAATAAAGACCACCTAAATGGGTGGTCTTTATTTATATGGAATCTTACAAGTTAGGATTCGAGAAGTTAATGTTGTGTTTACAAATTCATGATAACAGGTTCATTGATAATTTGGTCGATATACATTGGCGGAATAATGACATTATCTAAGCCTTTTTCTTTCGTCTTCAATAAAACTATACCACGTAAAGACCCATAACTTATAGATCCGCATTGGACTAAGAACCCAGTAGGAATTACAATTCGTCCATTGTCTATCATTTCATTAAAAGATTCAGACGAGATTGTATAGATTGTTTCTAATTCTATATCAACAAAGGTTTCAGTTTGCTTTTTCAAAACAAACTTGTGATTGCATAGGATTAATTTGTTGTCCACATTAACTCCAAAAGAGAATGTATTGCCTAACTGAATACGTCCTTCTGCATCGTAATTTTCAGGAATAATATTGGAATGCAGCACTCGCATTGATGCAATTTGGTATTCTATTGGTTTCATGCCGCTATTCTGTATTTATTGTTATATTGCACTACCTCAATATCAGTATTTTGCTCAATTTCTTCAGAGGATATATACGCTGAAACATCGCAAATGTTCACTTCCGCGAAATCAATCGTTTCATCTGTATAGAATGAGTTTGATGTCTGATTTGACAAAAACTCAGCTCCAGAAGACAAAGTAAAAAGATCTTCATCATCGCAGAACAAAGGGGCGTAATCTCCATACGCCTCATTCATTTCGTTCTCAAAAGTCAGAGCCTCTTTACAAAATCCTTCATCTTGAGATATGATGAATTTAGGCGAAAAGGAAACCATGAAGCATTTTTCCAAATCGTTATACTCAAACTTTATACTAAGCCAAGTATACTTTTGCAGCATTTGGCCAAACCATGTATTAAGTTGTTCTTTGATTATTTCCTTTTTCATAGGTCACCCAAATTACGTTTTATTTTTTTAATCGCGGCTTCTGCATTTTCTTTGCATTTCAAACTCTCAAATTCCGAGAAATCTTTTGTGGTGTAATCGGCCTCGACCCTATTTTTCTTTAGAAGTCTAAATAGATGAGTGAAGTTTCGTCTTTCGTTGTAACTATCAAATCTGTTGGTAATTTCAGTCAAAAGGTACTCATGAGAACTTTGGCTTGAAATATCTTGCTGTTCATAAGATAACGGAGTATTCCGTGTGTTAGCAAGCATATATTTCATATATTGCAATACCGCATAATAAGAGCAATGTATTGATGAATTATAACCAAGTGGCTTGCGCAAATTTATTAGTTTTTGCGCAGCTTCCAATGATTGTTGAGATTTATTTTTCATACAATAACACACTCTTATTTGAGTGCAAAGATACAACTGCAATCTACAACTTCCAAATAAATTAACAATTATTGGTGCAGAGTTGAGTACAAACAACTCACAAACAACAAACAAAACTAACAAGCAAATCACAAGCAACTTGTCACAATCTTTGCGGTATCGGGGGATATTCCCCGACCGACTTAATACATTTATAATTATGGACAATGTAGAGAAAGTAATCTGTTGCGACAGAGGGAACAACGATGCCCTTGCCTATGCAGCAATGGCGAACAAAAACAATGACCCACTTGCAATGGCAGCTATGATGAATGGTGGTTTGGGTGGCGCGAACCAATGGCTTAACAATCCATTCTTGTACCTTATCTTCCTTGCTATGTTCGGTGGCAATGGCTTCGGGTTCGGCAACCGCAATGGTCTGCAAGATGCGGAGATACAGGGCCAAATACAATCTTTGCGCTCACAGATGGCCGACAACCACAACTCCGACTTGCTGATGCAGGCTATCAAGGGTAATAACGATGCTCTTACAACACTGGGTGCAAACCTTAATTGCGACTTTAATCAGTTGCAGCAAGGAGTGTGCGCGGTACGTTCAGCAATTGACCAAGTAGCAGGGCAAGTAGGCTTCTCAGCAGAGCGCGTTATTAACGCAGCCGACAAAGGTAACGCGGCCGTAATTCAAGCAATTCAGAATTGTTGCTGCAATACGCAACAAGGAATCTTGAAAATGGGTTATGAAAATCAGATTGCTATTCAGGGGCAAACCAACGCCTTGCAGCAAAACTTGAATTTCGTAAACTCATCGGTGGAGCGTGGATTTAGCTCTGTAGGCTATCAGATGTCGCAGGACAAGTGCGATGTGATTCGTGCTGGACAGGACAACACTCAGCGCATAATTGACGCCCTTAACAACCATTGGTATGCCGATATTGACCGCAAGTATCAAGATGCTCGCCTTGAATTATCTCAGCAGAACCAAACTGCCGCACTGATTGCTGCTTTGGGCAAAACTACGACTGCAACGACATGAGGAGGTGTTTCCAGAAAGGAAATAACCACTGATAACCATTCTATTGACGCCAACGAAAAGGTTGACAACAATAGCTTTTTCGCGAGGTCGCGAAAAAGGTCGAAATAGAAGTAATAACAAGCACGTGGGGAGGTGATTGCCCCACGTGCTACTAATAAGTTAAAATCATGCTATTCAAAGACATAAAGACTGGCTACCCGATTTACTTCCTTGACAAGGAGAAAACAAGGTACTATCAAGGCAAAGCCGTGAGTGTTGCAGTTCCGCGTTACGACAATAACCAAGCCAAGGCTTTCGGTGCGCAGCCTACTGGTCTTGTTGTGGATATAACCATTGAGGCAGATGGTGCAACCAAGACATACACAATTCCCGAAACTGCATCAATAACGTATGCTGGGCATCTTGTGTTGTCAACTGACAAGGACGGAATACTAAGAGAAGTGGAAGCACTTAAAGCTGCAAGCGAGGAGGCATTGTCACAGGTTGAGATACACAAGCAAACGGTGATAAATTGTAACCAGTTGTTGGAGGATCTTAATCCTGCTTTTGCCGAAAAACGAGCGCAAGATAAGCGGATTGAAGGAATTGAGAACGAGGTGAAGAGCCTTGGCGCTGTCCTTCGTGATTTTATCAACGAATTTAAAAAATGATGATTATGGGAAGATTGTATATTGTGTTTTGCAAGGGTGGTGGCAAGTGCAAGCACTTCGACAAGGAAAGTGCAGAAGAGGCGGTAAGCCGCATATACTACACGACTAAGGACGGTACAGAGCATCACGGGCCGCATTGGAGCATGGAGCAGGTCCTTGAAGCAACGAAGGGATTGCAGTTCAAGCCTTGTGTGACGGATTACGACAAGTATGTAGCGTTTAACGCTGCTTATGCCGACTTGTGCAAAACGTTGACTACAGACTTGATTATAGAAACAGGTCATGCATTTTTCTTTGAGGACGAAGACGCGCCTTGCAACAAGATATGGCGGTATATGAAGAGTTTTGAATAAAAAAAGCGTGACACATCGTCACGCTTTTTGCTATAATCCGAGTCGCTTGATTAGGTAGTCACCTACTGCAAGGTTTTGCTCTTTTGCAGAGGTTTTTATTTTGTCTACTGCCTTTTGCGGCATTCGGCAGTATAAGACTGCATCACCGACTTTTTTGCGACCTGCGTTTGTGCGTTTGCCGCCCCAGTTGTTTTTATTCATAGATTATTCATTTTTTTTATATCATAAATCTTAAATACCCAGCAGGACACCAATGTGTTCCGTACTTCGCATCAATGCTTGATAAGTATTTTTCGATGTTTTTGTTTATTCCTTCAAGTTCTCTGTAAATGCGAGTATAATTATCGTCATACCAATCTTGGAACTCTTTGCTATCATGGTCTTCGGGTACGTCATCGCCATATTCGTAGATAAGTCCATTCATATCGTCAGCATCAAGCAGCATGCTTGCAACATTCAGTTGCGGAAGTCCGCTCTCGTTGATTGCGTCTTCTATGTTCTCAATCTCATCAAAGATTGAATTGTCGCTATTCTTCGCAAGACTATCTATATTGCAGTGAAAATTGTGGCGAATTGAGCATAACTTAGAAATGAGTTCTGCTTGCTCTTCGCTCATGCCATGTTCAACAGCAATTTCTTCGTTGTTGAGATTGCGGGCGGCCGCTGATTCTCTGCGGTAGTCGTATTGTTTTTTATTTAAGATCGCACGCACCTAAAAGAAATGCGTGCGAAATTGCGTGCTATTTGTTGTGGTTTGTTGCGATATATTGCGCAATGCAAAATTATAAATGTTTGATAATCAATACTCTATTGCGTTATATCAACACAACTAAAAACAATCCGTGAGTCCTATCAGGCGCACAAACCACGTTGATTATCAGCAAGTTACAAATCATACGTGCTGAAATGCGTGCGAAATAAGCGGTTATGGCTATTTGTTGAACAAGTCCATAGCCGTTTTTTTTGCTTCGTCCGCTATGTCTATATAAGGCTGCATACTCTTATAATCGGAGTGTCCCGTCCACTTCATCACAACATTGGGCGCAATTCCAAGCATAAGCGCATTACAGATAAATGTACGCCTTCCGCTGTGCGTGCCGACCATTTGCCATTTTTCTTTTGTTTCTTCTATTTTCTTCCCACCTATATAATATATATCAGTCAATTTTTCGTTGATGCCGCATTGACGGCACACTTCCTTGATATATACGTTCATTTTTTGGTTGGAGATGACAGGGAGAGCCTTGTCAGTTTCGCTATCAGCATACCGCTGCAAGATTGTGCGAGAGTAGTTGTTAAGTTCTATTGTAATCTTATCATTTGTTTTTTGTGTTGTTATGTGTATTGCGTCATCGTATATGTCTGTCTTTTTTAATGCAGCGGCATCGGAATAGCGTAGGGACGTGAAACAGCAAAAGCAAAATATATCGCGTGTGCGTGACAGATAAGTTTGCTCGAACGTGTGATTATATACTGTTATCAATTCCTCCCACGTTAAGAACACTACATTGCGGTTAGAACGTTTGAGGTGTGTCTTGTGGGCCGTAAAGGAAATGTCTGTTAATAGACCCTTGGCAACAAGCCAGCGGAAGAACCACTTGGACATTGAGATTTTCTTCTTGGTTGTTTCGTTCTGGTGGCCGAGGTTAGACTGGAAGACCGCAAATTTGTCAAGCGTATCAGGATTTATTTTGTCGATGCTCATCTCGGCATCGAACATCTTCCATTCTTGCAATATCCGTTGATGCTTCCGATATACGCTGTCGCTCCAATTACAGATGCTGTCCTGCTCGCGTATATACCTCTCATAGAGGTCGAAGAAGCCTTCCTTTTGTGCAGTTTTATTTTCACGCTTAAACTCCTTGTCAAGCGCAGCCTTGAAGTCTTCTATTGCAGGAGAATCCTTGAATGAGTTGGCAACAGATTGTATTGTCTCCTCATACTTCTGTATCTCTGCATTTATCTTGATTGCAGGCGTAAAGCTCTTTCCGTGAGTGGTGTTACGCTTGCACCGCTGCATAGCCATGTCCCATTTACTCTTGTCAACATGAAACCCGAGCGAATAGGAAAACTTACGCTTATTATATGTGATAAACACGCGCAGAGAACCGCGCGCATCAACTGCAAAGGTGTATACGTATTTCATAACATTACTATTTATGCTCGTGTTCTTGTAACCCTACCGATTTCAGTAGGGCTACAAATGAAAAATCTATTGCAATTCTCAATCTCCGAACTTCATCGAATAAATCACTCTGTACAGCCTTATGACCTTAGATTTAGGAACATTCTGATTTTCAAAAACGCTGTTCTCGTTAATCCTCCTGCACTCGTAGTAATCTCCTCGGTCGTATATCCTTCTGAACAAAAAACCAAAATCACTTGTATCTACGACCATTGCAGCACCTTGCACAATGTCCGAATTACTCTTCATGTGTTCAAGTGCGAGGACTTCTCCGAGTTTATATTCGGGCAGCATCGCGTCTTGCCGAATCGTATAATAAAAGTCAATAGATGTGTAAGGCGGTATTGCAGGAATGTATTGCAGTTTAAGCGTTTTATCCTCCTTAATCACAGAATACACGTCTGTATCAGATTGAGTGGCGAGCTGTTTTGTTACGACTGGTCGGAATACGATTTCTTTGTACTTATCGCCTTCATCTTCCTCTCGCGTGCGCGTGCGCGCGTTCGTAATAGTTATATTGTTGTTTCCGCTTGCGTTATCTCCATAGGTTTTGTTGCTCGCTATGTTGGTTGTAGATTGGTCGCTGAGCATCTCGCCCTCACCTGTGATGAGCCAATCTTTATTAATAATATCATTAAATGTATGACAGAATTTAATAAAGAATTTATCCGTGAGATATTTTTCATCACCACTAAAAACTCTACTTATTGAAGAAGTGTTTCTATTCATTTTTATAGCAAGGTTCTTTTTATCTTGAACCAGGCCCTTGTATTGCAAATACTTAAAAGCCTTTTCAATACGTTCAACTTTTCCGTTATTTCCCATATTAGTTATCAAGTCTTTATTTATTACATATTACTTTGCAATCTTATAGTTTACATTCCGTATTAATAGATATTAAAAATACAATCATATCCAAATTTTCTTTGGATTTATGTTGTATTATATCAATTCACTTTGTATTTTTGCAATGTGTTTTAAAACAAGTTACTAAACTTGTTACAAAACATATTGCAAATATAAGCATTAAACTTATGTAAGCAAACATTACTAACAACAAATTAAAAACTTAATCAAAATGAAAGCTACATTAATTAGTAAGTACTTCAACTTAAATATGAACGTAATCATTGCTAACAATAAAGCTGCAAAGTTGCAAGCAATGGATAACGCAACCGCAATGGAGTACATTTCACAAGACGTTGAATACGTGAGAAATGGTCTCAACCCCATATTTCTAACAAAAACCGCAGCGAAGAAAGTTGCTACCTTTTTTGCAAAAGGTGATTACAATTACTTTAACAAAATTATTTTCTAACAAGAAGTAACGATTAAAATAAACTCTATTTCATATTTCATACTAAATGTGTTATGTGTACGCGGTTCGGGAGAATAGCTACACAAAAGATTGCGATAGGTGGTTAAATGGATAGGCCATAGATATAGCTTTGTAGTTAGCCGACAAGTTGAATATTAGGACATTAAGCGGTTCGATTCCGCTCGCAATCACAAATAATAAAACTCAAAGAAAATGGCAAACTTAACATTACAAAGAAACGATGACGAAGTTAAAACCTTCGCTATTTCGTCCGAAGAAGAAGAAAACATTAGCAACATTGGGCAAGACGAAATCGTAGGTGTTATACTTGACGAGCTTCAACGTTGCAGCTATGGTATCCCACAAGAATATCTTACTAAAGACACTTGCGATGACATAGCTATGTGGTTGCTTGATGATGACGCTACTAAATTTTACGTAATTGAATATTAATCAAAGTACAGATAAAAATCTTTTACAACCAATTATGAAATGGGTTAACATGACAGTTGTTTTGTTGCTATTTGCAACAGCAACAACAATGCTCTACATAGGCAACGTATGTAACGAATATCAATCAATAAACAAAATTATATGTACACTTTCAATACCTGTTTATATAGCTTCTTATGCGATTGGTATTGCGATGTATAACGAGAAGTTATTGCCCGATGTAATTCAGGATTTTATTAAAAACATTTTAAAAGAAGATTAATTATGAGTGCAAGATTAAAAACGGATAATCAACTGAAGACAGAAGCCATGCATAAAAAGGTTATCAATGAATATCTTTCTGTTAAGAAGGAACACCCAGAAGTATCGGCATGGCGATGCATGGTGTACGTTGCCGACAAACAAGGCATAACAGGTCAAGGAGTGCGCCAGATCTTAACAAGACATGGCATTTACAAAACTAAAAGCAAACAACAAACAATGGAAATATGAAACTATTCTTAGCAAAAGATACTGGCGGCATGTTCTTGTTTGATAGTAAACCCATTTGGGATAAAAAAACGAATGAATTTTATCCTAAAACGGCTTACACAAATTACGAATTAACAAGAATGTTTGATAACAATCTTCTCAAAATTGGAGAATGCATCGAAATTGAAATAAAGTTGTAATCCATTGCTCCAAAAGGGGCAAAAGTCAACGAAGGTTCAACGCAAAATCCATGATTGAGTTTAAAGTTAGTAATGTTGCTTATTTATAGCGTTCGAGGGTTCGATTCCTTCGGTTGGCACAAATGTATTAACCACTCAAAAAAACAAAACAAAATGGACAATCCTGTAGTACAAACAACACAGCAAGAGCAAGAAATAAAGCTCTTGCAAATTAAAAGAGAGGCCGATTTTGATTTAACTCCTATCGGGCAGCAAGTTAAGCAATTCGAAGCTACCATGCGAATTGCACGTATGTATGCTGTTTCTTCTTTTATCCCCGACTCTTACAAGTTTAAAAACAAGCAGCCACTTGATGCACAATCAGTAATCGCTAACTGCACGATTGCACTTGAGATGGCAACACGTATGCAAGCTAATCCACTCATGGTGATGCAGAACTTGTATATCGTACATGGGCAACCCTCATTCAGTAGCAAGTTCTTGATTGCGTGTATCAACGCGAGCAAACGTTTTTCGCCATTGCGTTACGAATTTAAAGGCGAAGAAGGCACAGATGAATATGGTTGTCGTGCAATTGCTTATGAAGCAGCAGACACGAAACACAAAGAACCACTTTGCGGTGATTGGATTACCATGAAAATGGCAAAGGCAGAAGGCTGGACCACAAAGACAGGTAGCAAGTGGCTAACAATGCCAAGTCAAATGTTACGATACAGAGCTGCTGCATTTTGGCAACGCGTGTATTGTCCCGAAATCAGCATGGGACTGATGACAACAGAAGAAATCAACGACCAATATGCACAAGTTGTTGAGGTACGCGAAGAACCCAAGCAAGTTGTTGATGTACCGACAGACGAAATTGGACGGCCTTCATTGACAGCGGTTGCTGAACAAGCGCAAAAGGCACAGCAAGAACAAAAAGAGCAAAAGCCATTCGGAATAGAAGAATGGCAAATGCTAAAAAAGGAACATAACGAAGTAATATTACTTGTTAACTATGGCGCTTATTATGAGGCATACGAACAAGATGCCGAAACCATTGCACAAGTGCTGGACAACATCGGAACCCATGCAAGTGATAAAGGTTTTACAAAAGCAGTTAGTATTCCAAAATCATATTTACAGACTGCTTTACCACTTATAATACGAAGTGGTAACAGAATTGCAATACATGACTTTAAAACGAATAACGATGTACGACAACAACAATCAGAATAACATAGAATGGTATCGCTCGCGATTGGGCTATATAACAGGTAGTGCGGTTGGCAACATTATGGGTACACCGCGAAGTAAATCAGAAGAATGGACAACAACTGCTCAGTCTTACCTGAATGTAATTGCATTTGAGCGCACATTAAATCCTATCGTTGTGCAAAACGATGACCTTTTCAGTGAGTACTTATCAATCACAGAAGTACATAGCAAAATACTTGATTGGGGACACACAATGGAAGGTGAAGCAGCACATCTATTCGCTAAGACCTACAACAAGAAGTATGGCAATGGTTCTAACACACCGATTGAGTTAGACGAGCCACCATCAGTCAAGAGCGATAGTCTGCCGAACTTCTCAAGCTCGCCTGACAGAATGTACTACGACAACGAAGCAAAAGCCTTCTACGCGATTGAGATTAAATGCCCGTTAGCGCAAAATTTCATCAAGTTCGTCAAGAATGTATTCACACAAGACACTTACGAGGAAAAACTTGCTGGACTGAAGAAAGCAGAAGCGAACTACTATTGGCAGTGCTTCGCTCACATGGCTGTCACAGGAGCAACTAAAACGTACTTCGTAGTGTACAACCCATTCATGCGAAAGCCATTGTATTCGCTCGAGATTATGCGTGACGAGGACGTTATACGAGAGCTGAATGACAAGGTAATAAAAGCGGACAAATACGTTTGCAGCCTTGTTGATAAAATAATGAATGCAAACTAATAATCAATGAGCCATGACACAGACATTCGTATCAATACCGCTGGAAGACTGGCAGCGTGTTGTATCAATACTTGAACGAGTTGAAGAACGTCTTAAACCACAAGACGAGTGGATAGGGACAAAGGAGGCTTGCAAAATGCTCGGCATAACTCCGAACACATGGGTAAGCTACCGCAAGAAATTCAACATTCAGTGTTCTCAGATTGGGCGCAATGTACTGGTCATGCGCTCACAAATTGAGAACTTGTTAAAACAGCGTGAATTATGATGTATATAGAAAATATAACACACGCGTTCGAGAAGCGCAGAAAGCGCAATATAATTGCGGCAGAAGCGTATATCGAAACAGTAGTGAACAGTCTACTTAATAACTAACAACAAAAGGTAGCAGCATGGTATTTCTGTCGATACATGACGATGTATCATTCTTTCCTCCTTTCGCTTTAAGTTCCGTGTTGCTGCCTTTTTAAAAACAAAACAATGAAGAATAAAGAACAATGTTTCGTGTTTTACGAACGCTGGTATACGCAATTACAGCGTTTACCACCCGAAGAAAAATTGCAAATGTATGAAGCGATTTGCAAGTATGCTTTTGGACTTGAAACAGACGAAATGGCTTACTATCTTGAATCGTTAATGGATAACATAAGAACATCTATTGACAACGATATGCTTAGGCAAGAAGCATATCTTGAACAGAGAAGGAAAGCAATTGCTTCACGTTGGAAAAAGAAAAAAAATACGAATGAATGCGAATGTATACAGACTGATACGAGTGAATGCGAAAGTAAAAAAAACAATACGAATGTATACGGCCGTATACAACCGAATACGAATGAATGCGAATGTATACAGACTGATACGAGCGAATACAATAATAAAAATAAAAATAAAAACAAGAATAAAAACAAGAATAAAAATGACGATGATGATGAATCATCATCTATGGCATCGTCATCGTCATCACCGACATCGAAAGAAGATGAATTTTCGTTTTTAAGAAATGAAGTTGAAGAATTACGGCACGATAACTCGTGGTTAAAAATAGTTGCGATTCAATTCCATTTAACGAAAATGGACGTAATCCAGAAAACAAACGATTTCGAAACGAATTGCATAATGAATGGGCAAAAGAACCATAACGGCACTGCCGATGTTAAAACTCACTTTTGCAATTGGTTGAGAATTAACCTAAGACAAAATAATCATGCAAGCAATTACAACCGACTTAGTCAAGATGAACTTGAACGGCAAAAGCGCGATGCAGAATTTGCCGAATACGCAAGAAAAAAAATGCTCTCTGACGACCAAACAGATGAATTTCCTTTCGCAGTACAAGACGTCTGAACAACTTATGACGGTTTATAACCCCAGTATGCAAGCAACATGCGCAAAACAAAAAGAACGTTGTGTTACAGGTAATAGTCCAACGCTTGTTGATTTTAAACGCATATTTGGAGATAACAAAGCTGAATTGTGGCTTGCAATCCAAATCAAGGATTTTTCTGAATATACGGGGGTAAAAAAGAAACTCACTACATTTCAAATTGAAGATACTGCAAGAGTTATTCTTTCGGATTTCTTCTATCTGAAAATGTCTGAAGTGTTGCTTTTCTTCGCTTTCATGAAAGGAGGACGGTACGAGCGTTTTTATGGCGCGGTTGACCCACTTGTAATAACATCTTCACTCAGAATGTTTCTGCGCGATAGAGCGAAAATAATCGAACAACACGAAACAGAAGAGCAAGAACGAAAAAGACAAGCAGAAGCAAAAGAACGCGAAAGTGCCGAAACGATGAATATCGAAGAATGGAAACGATATAAACCTTATTTCGAACAAGGCTTGTCAATTCAAGAATGGAAACAAATGCAAAACAACGCGTAAAACTGCCTTTATTTTAAGCCTAACGCAATTTCATGTTGCATACGCATAAGTTATAAGGTTAAACAAAAATGAACGCCTAAAACGCAAAAAAATGAATTGTACAAAAGAACAAGAACAAGCATTGATAAGATGCTATCCAGAATGTACAATGGAATAACTTGTCATTTTGCTTGATATGCCAGCTCACGCGATACGCAATAAAGCGGCAAAACTAAAATTAAAAAAAAACGAAGATTTACTTATGCATATCAAGAGCCAACAAGGTAAGCGAAATGCGAAACACTTGCATACAGAAACGGCAAAGGAACGCATGAAGCAAAGCATTCGCAATATGGTGAGATTAGAAAAATTGAGAATCAAGTATAACTTGCCACGTAAAACGAGAAAAATTCTCACATTGATGTCTCCTCGCGAATGTAGGCAAAAAGCGCGTAGGCTTTATTATTTGCGCCTTAAAGGGTACGAAACTGATTGTAATAGCAATATAATCTACTACAACAACGAAACAAAACGTTCGACAAAAACAGAAAAAACCTATACGAAGTTAGGGTACATTTTTAAGCAGAAAAATGAATAAATTCAACAAACTCTACATAACGGATGACAACCCCTACAAAAGATTTGTCTTAACCCAACAGGGCGAAGCGTATTTCAGGAAGTATTTCCCAATAACAGATAACGATACAATAGCTCAGAATTTAGGTTGCTCAAAGAGAGCGGTAGTAAAATTTGCACAAACATTGGGATTAAAGAAAGATGCTGCATATATCAGTCAATGTTGCCGACATGCTGCAAAATGCGTATCACAAAGTGATTTTGAAAAATTCCTTGCTGGAGGCAGAAATTTCCATAAAACGAAAAAGTGGCAGGAAATGATGCAGACTATACAAGAAAAGGTTAGAAGAACAAGACGAATGGAATACATAAGATTGTTAAATGGTGATAGCCAAAGAACAAGGATTCGATTCCGTGAGCCTTATAGCGAAAAACGAAAATGGTATCGTACAGCAATGAAGCGAAGGCATTATATACCCGAAACTGCAAAAATTTCTCTTGTGTTCTATTACACAGATGACACGAGAAGAAATCTTGAAGTCGAAAACAAGGCACGCAAGGTAGGTTTCACATTTCACCCCTTTAGATGAGATACACGAAAGTTATTTACAAACTATGAAAGAGCAATTAGCACCCACTAATCAGATTCCTAATGAGTTGCGCATTCTTACCAATGTTGCGTTCCTCATGGCTGATGTAACAGACACATTTTTGTTAGACGCTTATAGCCGTGTCAGTAGTTTAGGCATGGACTTTAAACGCGAAGAAAAGCAGAAGTGGAAACGAGCTGTAGAGCAGACACGTTTAGCGCGTAGAGCATGGCAAGAAGTCTCGCAACAAATGTATAACGTGCCAAATGTTGAAACCGCTTGCGAAGATAGCGACTTCTTTGCAGATGTTTTACTGCTCATGGTTGACCGCGTAGGAGACAAGGACGAACGGCAACAAATGGTGCGCAACTTCTTAAAGCGCATGAAATCAGAAATTCACATTTACGAGAAACTTTCACACAATAAGTTATGACATCATTCAGAATAGACGAAAAAATTATTGACGGCATATTGAACGTGTTCGTGCAAGGCCGTGAATGGTTCGGCTGGATAACAATTAAGACATTTTGTGCAGACGCAATCAACAACAATGAAACGTGGTGGGCGCGTGCTTGCGCTCAAAACCTCTTAGACGAACTGCAAAAAGAACAATAAACGATAATACCCATGTTAAAAGACGTACTGACTATTCTTTTTTACGCCCTTCTTTACTCCACAACCCTATATGTCGTGCTACGGTTCACGTATAAGCTCGGCCGCTACCGAGCCGAAGAGGCAATTGCCGATGAAGTGGCGCGCCTTCGCCAATCGCGTTTTAAAGAAGGCTACACGATGGGACGTGAGCGCGGCCACAAGGAAGGCTATCGTGAAGGTTACGCGAAGGGCCGTGCCGAGGGCTATGACGATGGCCGAAGATACGAAGCCATTACCGAGCATAACAGAGAACAACTTGAAAAGATGATTGCAGAACATGACTACAATATCAAGCAAAGTTAGTGCATGGACAAGGCGCAAATGTGACGGTAAGCTAATGTTTCCGCGTACCGTTGCAGCGCACCTTTACGAGATTGATGCTTACGATAGCTCAATACTCACAGAGAGCGACATTCAGCAAATTAATAATTACAAAAGAAATCATCTATCAAAATGAAAAAGTACAAATTAACGAATGAAACGATTGTACACTTAGGATTTACACTTTATCGAATTGAAGCTTTAATGGATTTTTCCGATGTGAAGACTGGCGATAAAGGAGGGTTCGTGCAATCCGAGAATAATCTCTCACAACTTGGTAACGCTTGGGTATATGGCAATGCTAAAGTCTATGGTAATGCTAAGGTCTATGACAATGCTGAGGTCTATTGTGATGCTGAGGTCTATAACAATGCTGAGGTCTGTGGCGATGCTAAAGTCCGTGGCTATGCTGAGGTCTATTGTGATGCTAAGGTCTATGGCAATGCTGTGGTCTGTGGCGATGCTAAAGTCCGTGGCTATGCTTCTGTCTGTGGCAATGCTTCTGTCTATGGCAATGCTGATGTATTTGACTATGCTAAGGTTTATAACAATGCTTCTGTCTGT